GGGCATTGATCATGTTTTAGGTTTGTCCGGAACCCCCATTGTTAATCGACCTATTGAAGCGTACAATGCCCTCGCTATTATTAATTCATTAGCACTTCCAAACTTTAAGCAATTTACTATGCGTTAGTGTGGTGCAAAACATAACGGGTTTGGTTGGGATTTTACTGGAGCTACTAATACTGATGAACTACATCGATTACTCATAGGTTCCTTTATGATTCGTAGGAAAAAAGCTGATGTACTGAAAGACTTGCCAGATAAGTTAAAAGCATTTGTACCTATGCAATTAACAAATGCTGAAGAGTATCAGCAAGCCGAAAATGATTTTATTAGTTATCTGACACATACCAAAGGTATGGCTGCTGCTGAAAGAGCAAGTAATGCTGAGACTTTGGTACGAATCGAAGCGTTAAAACAATTATCCGTCCGTGGTAAAATAGATCAGGTAGTGGATTGGGTTGAAGCTTTCTTGGAAGGATCCGATCAAAAGTTAGTTATCTTCGCAGTACATAAAGAAACGATTGAATGGCTTATAGGTGCATACTACAAAATAGCTGTAAAGGTTGATGGTAGTGTGTCTATGTTAGAAAGACAAAATGCTGTCGATAAGTTTCAAAATGATCCTACTTGTAGAATTTTTATTGGAAATATACAAGCTGCTGGGGTTGGTTTAACATTAACGGCTTCATCAAATGTAGCTTTTATAGAATTGCCATGGACTCCTGGGGCACTCGTGCAGGCAGAAGATCGTTGTCACCGTATTGGACAAAAAGATAGTGTAACTATACATTATCTTTTGGCTACTGGAACTATTGAAGAAAAGATTGCTCACCTATTGGATAGCAAAAGGAAAATACTTGATTCAGTACTTGACGGTGAAAAAACAGCACAAACGAGTTTATTAACCGAATTAATGAAAGAATACGTTTAACAATTTAAAACTTGTAAACCATGAAATTAGAAACGATTACTTACAAAGATTATGAGATCGAGATTCATCAGGATGAGGATGCTGAAAGTCCTGATAGTTGGGGGAATGATGATTGTTTTCTTGTATATGACCACCGAGATTTTACAATAAAAAGAAAAGGTTTTGAACCAAGAGAACTTTGGGAAGATGGTAGAGCCTTTATAAATGGTTACCATGTATTTCGTGTTAATGCTTATATTCACAGTGGGATTGTTTTATCTTTAGGTAAATATCCCTTCAATGATCGTTGGGATGTTTCCACCACTGGTTATGTTTTAGTTAAAAGAGGAAAAGGTTGGAGTTGGACCCGTGAAAAAGCAAGTAAAATAGCTGAAAGTATTATTACCGAGTGGAACCAATACCTTTCCGGTGAAGTTTATGGGTACAATTCTGAAGCTGGAGGTTGTTGTGGTTTTTACGGTAACGAAGGTAAAAAGCAAATGATTGAAGAAGCTGAGGCTGAGATTGATTCTTTAATTAAAATGAAACAAGCGGAAATTGATAAATTACAACTTAAATTAGATTTAATATGAAAAATCCTTTTGATCCTAAACCTACTTATTTTACGTTATTACCTAAAATAACTGAAGAAATAAATTATTTAATACCCCCTATCGTTGTAAAAAATAACATTATTCCTACTAAAATACATCAGGATTATAGACCTAATAAACAAACTATTTTAAAACATAAAAACCATAAAAGAAAATGAAAACAACATCGTTTATTCATCGGGTTGAAATGCTTAATCTTATGGAGAATTACAAAGAAGTTCTTTGGGATATATATCAAGAAAAACTGACTCCTTTAATTGGTAAAAAAGTATTTGCCGTTGATGGTGGGTTTATACAAAAATATAAACACCTAAATCGTGGAGAAATTAAAGGGCGTCATTGTGGGAATTTCTTTAGTATTACCCACTACTTCAAAACGGATGGACAAATAAGAATCAGAATTTCTTACAACGGTGGTTCTTATGATGTTAGAACTAACTTTAGTATGTCAGAAGAATCTCATTTATATCTGGTTGAAATTAATGCTCAGGGTATAATTACCAAAGTTATTCAAGACCCCTATACTATGATGCGTTTTAATGCAGATATTATTTATGGTGAATTTGAAAAATTACAAGCTATCGGTAAACAATATCGTGAACAAATGGAAAAAGTACCTCACCAATTACATGATATTTTATACGTTGAACGCTTAACACGCCACTGATATGATAACTAAAGAACAAGCTATAAACAAACATAATCACTACTTTACTCATGTAAGTTTTAAAAATTCAATGGGTAAAGTGAGATGCCGTAGAAACGGCAAAACCAAAACTTGGGTACGTTCACCTGAAAGATTCAGGATTCCTGTAAAATATGGAATATATGAATATTTTTATATTGATGAAACAAATGCTAAAGATTGGGAACTGTCATGAAATATCAAGGAATAGAAATTTGTAAACGTGAAGGGGAAGTAATCTCCTTTCTTCAAACAGGGTCAAATAATTTTTGGAATGCTTATTATAATTATCATTCTAGAAAGTTACGTGGTAATAGACCTACATTAACTATTTGTAGTTGGTTTAATTATACCATTAAAACTTTACATCAAAAGAAACTTTTTCTTAATGTCCATTTTGTACTAAAATTTGGCAGTTATAATTTTTCTTGGATTAATCCCGGAGTAAATGCTTCCAGAGCTAATTTTCAGGCATTAACTCTTCATGATACTCAAATGAAAATGAAAGCAGAAATTAAAAAAATAATATGAAAAACAAAGAAAAATTTATAGGATTCCGTGAAGATACGGAGGACTATTTCAAGTGGTGCACAGGAGTTGATCACCGGAAACCTGCTTTCAGTCCCTTCATTATCATTAAAAATGGTTGTGTTTATACCGAATGGTATTGGCGTAATTTACTTAATGGTGAATATGACTTTTTAACGGATGAAGATATAATTATGCAGGTTTGGCCGGGACACTGGAAATGTGATTGTTTTATTTTTACCATTGGTGAATTACGTGAATACGTTCGTAAAAACTTAATAAATTAAACCCATGACAGTTAAAGAATTGATTGACATTTTAAAACAAAGAATAACTAAATGTCAAAGACAAATCGCATTTTTTGAATCACAAGGAAACGGTGGTTCCTGTATTTCTTTAAATGGAAAAATTCAGGCATATAATGAAGTAATTAAAGATTTACAAACTTTAAATTTACACCCATGAAAACAAAAGTCAGTTTTTTGTATAGTAAAAAACACGATGAAGTATTTGCTTATTTTCCTGATGAATATTATAATAAGGAATTATATGGTTTTATGAAAACAGGGTATTCTCACATAGGACAACATTCCGGTTGTTGTCCTCGTTATGCTAAGGGTTGTCGGAAAGCTACACCTGAGCAATATGCCAGTTTAAAGCAAGAACTTGAAAGTATTGGTTATGAACTTAAAATAATTTAATCATGAAAATTCAACTTACAGATGTTTCAAATCGTTTTGGTGCGCCAATGGGTAGAAATAATCAAGAAGTTTCAGGTAAATGTTATCTTCAAAGATTACCTTTACTTTTGGGAGTATATGATCGTGGTGGTGCTTATTGGGGTTATCCTGCTAATCTTTGGGTTTGTCAAGATCAGGAAGGTCATCAATTTTTCGTTCGTTCAGGTAATCGACAACAGGCTAAATTTGCAATCATTCATTATAATAAAAATATTACTTTTTATAGATAATTTAAAACTTACTTATTATGAAAACAAAAATTGAAAAAATTTCCGTTAGAGATGAAATGATTCAGCATATTCACGCTATTAACAAGTGGTTAACACCTGCGTACTTGGAAAACATAGATACCAAACTACTTCTAAATGAAATTCTTCCTGCTTATCGAGAATATTTTATTGATAAACTTAAAAAAGAAACAAAGGTATGACTAAACGTGAACGAAAACAAATACCAGATTATAAACTTCTTTGTAAAATTGTTTGGTATTTTAAACGTAAATCTAGAGAATCTTGGGAAGATTTATTTCAGGAGGGTTATCTTGGTTACTTACGAGCCATTGAAACTCATAACCCCTCTAAAGGTGCTTTCAGCACTCATGCTTGGTATTGTATTCATTCTACTATTCAGGACTATATAAAATTGGAAGTCAGAAAAAATGGACATTTCCTACCTATACCAAACACTTTACAAGTCACTGAAACTACACATTCTTTAGCTTATGATATTGTGGACGAACAGGAACAGTATATTAGTTTCTTTGATAATCTACCCGTTGAATCTCAGATAATAGCTACTGAAGTTTTGCGTGACCCTGTACCCTATTTATTATCAACGAAAGAAGCGATTACAAGCCGTTTGACGGCTTTATTATCGGAAGATAAGGGTTTACCCCTAAATCGTATTTGCTTCGGTTTACGGGGCTTACAAATGGCTTGTAATAGTTAATTAACTCTTTAATCTATCTTTAAAAATGAAAACAAATGAATTGTCTTTTACAGAATTAATTTTACACCCAAAATTTGCTGAATTAGTCAGAGAGAATATTCATAGTATTAATCAACAAAGACAAAAAATACTAAATGCTGCAAAAAGAAATGGTGTACATGATCCAAAATTCAAAGCTACCCCATTTTCAACCCTACAATCACAAGGTATGTTCGATGACCCTACTCAGGTAGGTATTGAGTTCCTAAAGATTGAGAACAAAGAAAGCAAACTACCTTATCTACAAAGAGAATTTGTGCATGATTTTGTACAGAGTAATTTATTAAGAACAATAGTAGCATTACAAAAAGAAGAAAAGGAGGTAACTAATGGCAATGATATTAAAGACTGATGGTAGTTGGCAAACAGTAGAGCCTAAAAATCATAAAGATTTTAAACTTGAGGAACTAAATACTATTGTAGGTGGTTACATAGAGGTGGTTTATCTGAAAAATGAAATGATCCTTGTGATTAATGAAGAAGGTAAGATACATAGATTACCTATAAATCCAAGAGCTACTCAATATTATTGGGATGGGAAACCTAATGGGGATTATATTGTAGGTGATGTTTTATATTGTAAACAATCAGAAGTTAAATAATGGATATCCTACAACTCTATAATGACTACTCCATTGATTATAGAACAGAAAGACACAAACACACCCATCCCGGCTGGGTTCATACTGCTTGCCCCTTTTGTGAAGGTAATCCAGGACTACATTTGGGCTATAAGTTTGATGGAGATTTCTTTGTATGTTGGCGTTGTGGGGGGCATCACACCGTTCCTACTATTTCCCGTCTGATTGGTGAACGTGATTATAAGAAAGTAGAACAAATTATAAAACGATATGGATTACTACTTTCCCGACCTCTACCAATTATAGAACGACAATCTAAAATACATCAATTCCCATCAGGAGTAATGCCTATGGGGGAAAACCATCGAAAGTACCTACTTAAAAGAGGATTTGATCCTGATAAGATGGAAAGGGAATGGGGGATTCTTGGTACTGGACCAAGTTCCTTATTAGATGGAATAGATTATAAACACCGCTTAATGATTCCTTTTCATTGGGATTCACAGCAAGTATCGTTTGATAGTCGTGATATAACAGGGAAAAGCCCTAACAAATATATGGCTTGTCCAAAAGATCGGGAGTTAATCCCTCATAAAGAAATTTTGTATGGGAAACAAGAAGCGTGGGGGAAAACTGGTATATGTGTCGAAGGACCAACTGACGTCTGGCGGTTTGGGATCAATAGTTTTGCGACAAGCGGAATTAAATATACACCAAAGCAAGTTAGAGTTATGGCACGAACGTTTAAAAAGATATGGATTTGCTACGACTCAGGTGAATCCCAAGCTTTACAACAAGCAACCAACCTACGAGGAGATTTGCGTTTTCATGGGGTTGATGCTAAATTAGCTACTTGGACTGGTGGGGCTAATGATCCCGGTGATATGACTCAAGAACAAGCCAATTGGTTTGTAGATGATTTAATGAAATCTAAATAATAAAAGTTATGAAAAGTATATTTGACAATTCTGAATGGGAAGATAAATTAAAAGAATTAATGGAATTACATAAAATATTTGTAATTTCTGAAATGGAACCTGAAGTTGACCCTCAAGTTTCAGCACAAAAAAGTCGTTTCTTTAAATTCTGGTGCTGGTGTAAGTATGGACATTTACTCGATAGAAAAGGTATTTGTATGCGTTGTGGTAAAGTACTTAATATTGTAAAATTATGAGAACAGCTATTATTTTTGCAGGATTATTTATAGCAAATGCTATATATCCCAATCAACCTTCTTCTAATAAAGAAATAACAGCTTTTTTAGCTATTTTAATAATAATTATGATTATGATGGATTTATTTGAATTTTTAAAAAATATGTGTAAAAAATGAAACATTTATTTGTAATAGAAGGTAAAACTTATACTTTTACTGATGCCCTACAAGATATTCCTTGTCGATGTAAAGGGTGCGTGGCAGAATTTGATGCTATTTTATGTTCCAAATTACCAAATGATTGTTTAAGTAGGAAATTAATTTTTATACTACAAGATGAAATCCCAGCCGATTGATAAAACTACCCATATACAATATGGTAAGCTAATTCGTATAGTATTAGCATCATGCTATGATGATATTTACAAACGAGATGCTAAAGAAATAGTACCCGGTAGCATACATAGTATAGTTGATAGGCCAAACCGACAAAGCCGTAGAAATGGAGATATGGGGGTTTGGGTAGATGGATTGACTGAACCTGTGTTTGTACGGTTTTGGGGGTGGAAACCTTATGTAGAACCTGTACAAATGACAAGGGTTAAACCTGTACAAGAAATGACCCGAGTTAAAAAAAATTAAATAACCTGATTCTCAGCGATTTATAAAATTTATTAAAAATAAATTGGTTTGTATTTTTTAGTCTAAATTATTATATTTATCTTTACTTTCTGATTTTAAATCCTCTACAAAATGAAAAGTAACAATTTACAAAGTTCTTATATTTTTGCCCTTGGCAAAAGACTTCCCCAGCTTAATAGAGTAGAGGCTATTTTGTTGGGGTTTCTTTTGTTCAGGGGCATTTAATTTTTAATACTATTTTGTTATGGAAAGAATTAAAAGCAAAGAAAAAATACCTAAACATGGTGTTCGGCATAATGAAAATCCTAAAATTTCTTATAAAGCAAGAGGTATTTATTTATTTATACAAAATGCTCTTGATATGGAAATTAATATTTCTGATGCTCATTTACTATTTTTTAGTAGTGAAAAAGAAATAGATTCTATATGGGAAAATGGTTTAAATGAATTAATAGATAAAGGATACGTTCAATATTTCCCAAATAAAACATTAAACCCTTATTTTTTTAAAATATTAAAACCCTTAGAATCATGGATAATAGTAGAATAATTAATAAAAAACAGGAATGGGGTTTGCCCGGAATATACATTCCCGCAGAGGTATTATTTAATCCTGAATTAACAAATACTGAAAAAATACTTTTTGGATTTATTAAAATTTTATCTGCGTCAGAAGATGGTTGTTTTGCTTCTAATGCTTGGTTAGCTGAAAAATTAGAAGTTAAAAATCAAACAATAACAAATAGCGTAAGTAACCTTTTAAAACTTAAATACATTACAGTTATTACTCAAAAAAATAAATTTAATTTTGATGTTAGACATATTTTTGTAAATCCAAAATACCCTATGATTTATGATTCTATGATAAAAGAAAGGTACAAAAAACTAAACAAAGGGGTATTAAATAAATCGAATCCCCCTATTAAAACAATAATAGAGGCTAATAATAATATTAATACTATATATAATAAGACTAATATAATAGATTTAGATATAGCTACATCACCTATTTCTTCATTAATTAATAATCATGTAAACGGATATATTACCATAGACTTATTTGATAAATTTTGGCAAAGGTATCCTAAAAAAGTAAATAAAGGTACTGCCAAGTCAGCTTGGATTAAACTATGCAATAAAAAAGACAAACCATTATGGCGAGATATTAGATTAGCCTTATCAGAACATATAGATTCCGAACAATGGAAAGATCCCCAATATATAGCAAATCCCTCCTCTTGGTTAAACGGTTACAAATGGATGAATGATGCAAAGGGTATGAAAAGAGTTATAGATTTTGATAAACAAAAAGAAGAAATCCTACATAAACCTAAAAAGGATTACATGGGTCGAACATATACTTGGAACGAAGAGTATCAGGATTGGTTTAACAAAGACATGGTTCCTTATCAAACAGGTTCTTACTAACTTTTAAACAATGGAAGAAAGAAAAATAATTATTGGTATAATATCTAGCACAGAATATATCCAACAAATACAAACAATTTGGAATATACTTTTACTTGAATCGAGTTCCGCCCGAAAATTAGCTACATGGGTGATGGAATATTATACTCAATTTCAACATGCCCCCGGTAGGGACATTGAGGGGATTTTCTATCAAAAAGTAAAGGCCCATAAAATACCTAAGGATGAAGCCGAAGATATAGAGGAAATACTACAAAGTCTGAGTGATGAAGCAGAAGCAGAAATTAACGTAGATTACTTAGTAGATTTAACCATGAAATATTTTGATGAACGAAGTCTACATCAGTACAAAGATAATATAGAACAACTCCTTACCACGGGTAAACTGGAAGAGGCTAAAAAACTTGCATCAGAATATAAAGTAAATTTCTCAAATCCTAAAACAGACCTTAATCAATTTATATTATCAGTACTCGAAATACGAAAGCATAAACGAGATCAACCCCGATTGTTATTAAAGCCTTGGTTACGTGAGGGTCAAACTACAATTATTTATGCTAACTATGGTGTAGGTAAATCCTTATTAACTTTAACTGTAGCTTATATCCTGGGGTTAAAAGATTTTGAAACCGAAGAAGCAGAAATAGGTAAATGGCAAGTTAAACACCAAACTGGATGTTTATATGTAGATGGGGAGTTAGGGGAACAGGAGATGGAGGAGCGTATCTCTCAATTTGAATGGCTGGGTGTACAACAAAGTAAATATCGTATGCGAATACTATCTATACCAGAGTATCAAATAGCAACGGAAGATCAGTTTTATCTATCCAATCGAATTAATCAATTAAAAATAATACAATGGCTTAGGGAACACCCGAATTATAAACTGATTGTACTGGATTCTGCTTCCACTTTGTTTGGACTTGTGGAGGAGAATGATAACTCTGAATGGTCAAACAAGATAAACCCCTTCCTAAGAGATTTGAGAGCCTTAAATGTAGCTTGTTTAATGCTGCATCATGCTGGTAAAGAAAAGAGTAAGGGGTTACGAGGGGCTTCAGCTATGGGGGCTATGGCACATAATATTTTTAAATTATTTGATCATAATAGTAAGAATACTGAAGAGGGTGAAGCTTGGTTTACAATAACTACTGATAAGCAACGTAGCCGAGGATTTAGTTTCAAAATATTCTCCTTACGATATACTCAGGAAAATAATGATACCGAAACACATTGGGAAGTAACAGATAATCATAAATAAATTTAATTAGTATGACAGAATTAGAAAAATTACTAAAATGTGTAGAAGTCTTAAATACTCTTAGGACGGATGCAGAAATGGCTTTACAAGGGGAATGGGATAGATCAGATCAAGGTTTTGAAGATCAAATAGAACTTATAAATCAAACTTTAACGGAAATAACATAATCTACTTATTTAGACCAAATATAAATTACGTATTGAAGTAAAAATAAATCCCTTGAAACCCAAATACTAAAAAAATTATTCTTATAATAGATTAGTTTTTAGGATTTAGAAATAGATAATAAGAATTGATCAATTTAGTTTTGTTTTATTTTTTAATCATTAATCAAATTTTAAGTGTTATGGCAACAGACAAAGCGTTGAAAGCAGCCGCAAAAGAGCTGAATGAGTTGGGGATTACCCCACCAATTGATTTTAAACTCCCAGCAGACGAGTTAAAAAAGTTAATTAAAAAAGCAATCACATTGCTTGAACCTGATGATGACCTTTCTGATGAACTTCAGGAAATCATTGAAGAGTTGAAAGCACCAGTGAAAAAAGAAGTCCCCACTCCAGCTAAGAAAAAAGCTCCCGTTGTAGAGGAAGATGATACTCCGGAACCTGAGGAGGAAGTTGTAGACCCACCGAAGAAAAAGAAAGATCGTGTTGTAGTTGAAGAAGAGGATGATGACAATGTACCTGTTAAAAAAGGTAAAGCTGAAAAAGTAGCTCCTGTGGCTAAAGAAAAGAAACAACCTGCTATAAAAGGTATATCTGCTTCTTACGTTGTTCGTAAACTTGTTTGTGAAAATCCAAAAATTACAAATGAGCAAATTATGAAAAAGTTGGTAGCTCAAAAATTAACTATGGCTGATGTTTCAATTACGATGCGTAAAAATGAAATGTTAGCTGCAATAGAAATCCTTACTGAATTAGGTAAATTGTAGTGTATGAATCATAAATTTCCTTATAAATGGAAATTAACTGATCTTCCAGAAATTGGAGTTCCTTACCACGGTGCAAAAGTATTTTCATGCTTTGCCTGTGGTGGGGGTTCCACTTTAGGATATAAACTCGCAGGATATAATGTTATAGGATGTAATGAAATTGATCCTAAAATGATGCAAGTTTATAAAGAAAATCATAATCCTAAGTATTCATTTTTAGAACCAATACAAACATTTAAATTTCGTGAAGATTTACCTAAAGTATTTTACAGACTTGATATTTTAGATGGTTCACCACCATGTAGTAGTTTTTCTATGGTTGGTAATCGGGAAAAAGATTGGGGTAAAGAAAAAAAGTTTCGTGAAGGACAAGCTAAACAAGTTTTAGACACTTTATTTTTTGACTTTATTGATTTAGCTAAAAAATTACAACCTAAAGTCGTTATTGCAGAAAACGTTAAAGGTATTTTATTAGGTTCTGCTACAAAGTATAGAACAAATTATGTTGACAGGATTTATAAGGCTTTTGATAATGCAGGGTATTATTGTCAACATTGGTTATTAGATGCAAGTAAAATGGGTGTACCTCAACGTAGAGAACGAGTTTTCTTTATAACACTACGAAAAGACCTTGCTAAACCCTTTTTATATTCAAAAGATGTTTTTAATATACTTCCAAGATTAGATTTAAACTGGAAGGAAAAAGAAATATCATTTGCAAAATTTATTGATAATAAAGACAATACGATACAAAAGGAAACAGGAGCTACAAAATTATGGCAGATATGTAAACAAGGACATAATTTTTCAGAATACCATCCTAAAGGACATTATTATTCTTTTTATAAATTAAAATCTTCTGATATTGTTCCTACAATTACAGCTAATCCTGGTGATGGTGCTTGGCACCCTAATTATTGTAGGTTGTTAAATAGAAAAGAACTTTGTTGTGCTGGTACATTTCCACAAGATTATAACTTTCTAAATAATAAAGAACAGTACTTAATAGGGATGAGTGTACCACCTGTTATGATAGCTCAAATAGCTACAAAAATATATGAACAATGGTTAAGTAAATTAGATTAATATGTCCGGAAATAAAGAACAGTTTACAGTAGAAATGTTACAAAAGATTCTACAGGTACGTTGGCCTGAAATTATAGTTATAGGCAATCAACCTTATTTCGACAAAACTGTAATAATGAAACATGAAGGAGATGTTTATACTATATTACAAGTTTTTGAAAGTAACTATAAAGCCTTCCAAGCAATAGTAACAGAAGGTTGGGAACCAGAAAAACCTTTACCTGATCCTTTAGTAGCAAATTTCTTTGAACCTAAACCTATTAATGGTAGTACCAGACCATTGCTTTACAAACTTATTGAAATCTTAAAGTCTGCAGATGATTTGGGACAATATTTTGGAATACGTGTTGAAAGAGAATTAGAAATAGTAAGAGCATTATTTAATAAACAACCGAAATAAATATTTAAAATGAAAAAAGAGGAATTGTTGAAAGCACTCGAAATCGTAAAACCAGGTTTAGCATCGAAAGAAATAATAGAGCAAAGTACATCGTTTGCTTTTATGGAGAATCGTGTAGTGACCTACAACGATGAAATCAGTATCAGCCACCCAGTGGAGGATTTGGAAATCACCGGAGCAGTTCAGGCTACGGAATTATACCTAATCCTAAAGAAGCTAAAACAAGACGATATAAACGTCGAATTAACCGAGACGGAGGTACTATTAACCGCAGGGCGTGTGAGGGTCGGTTTAACGCTACAATCGGAAATAAAGCTACCTTTAGAAGAGGTCGGAACGATAGAAAAATGGAAAACCCTACCAGAGGACTTTCTTACGGCCATGCGTATGGCAATGTATAGTACTGGTACTGATAACTCGAAACCCGTCTTGACTTGTGTACACGTAAATCAAAAAGGTTTTATTGAAGGGTCGGACGGGTACAGGATTATGAGAACAACTCTATCTAAAAAACTGAACGTACCTACTTTCCTGATCCCAGCACATTCAGTAACTACGGTATTAAAACTTATTCCAATTAAAATGGCTATGGGTGAGGGTTGGGTGCATTTTCAAACTGAAGCCGGCACGGTACTATCTTGTCGTATTCTGGAGGATACTTTTCCTGAAACAACAGGTATTCTAAACATCGAGGATGGTAAGGAAATAACTTTCCCACGAACTATCAATGAAATCCTGGAACGTGCTTCAGTATTTAAAAAGGTTGAAGGTACTTCCATAAATGAGGATGTAGCCGTATGTCTGGAAAAAAACCGTATTAAAATAGCTTCACAATCAAATACGGGTTGGTTCAGCGAGGAAAGTAATGTAAAGTATGAAGGGGAACGATTAGAATTTAATATTATTCCCTCGTTGCTTAAAAACATACTTAGCACCGTGCTAACTTGTTCGTTTAACGGTAAGATACTAAAATTCGTGGGTGAGGGTTGGGAATTTATTACGGTAGTAAAAGGTACGAAATGACCGGATTTTTTAATAAACAAGAAACAGAATCCAAAACCCGTCCTGATGGGAAAATACTTTCCTGTATATCGTGCGGAGGGTATAAAAATTGTAAGTCACCGAAGATGAAACCACAAGGTAATTTCGGTAAACGGATTATGATTTTAGGATCGTCCCCTACGGAACAGGATGATAAGTATAACCTATATTTCCAAAGTAAAGCTGGTAAACTCCTGAAACGCACTTTCGAGAATCATGGTATAGATTTACTTAAAGATTGTTTATTAATAAATTCATGCCTTTGCCGTGTAACGGATGAAGATGCTGAAGACCGTGACCCTACGAATTATGAAATTGATTGTTGTCGTAAAACCGTTCTTAAAACCATAGAAACACATAAACCAAAGTTAATTTTCCTATTAGGACACTCTGCGGTTTATAGCCTTATAGGACACCGATGGAAACGTGATTTGGGAGGTATAGATAAGTGGAGAGGATGGCGGATACCCGATCAGGATTACAAGGCTTGGCTTTGTCCGATCTTCGAGCCTGATCAGGTCGAGCGTGCTAAGGGTGCTGAGGTGCAAAGTATTTGGGATTTAGATATTAAGGAAGCCTTACTTAAACTGAAAGAAAAGTTTCCATTGTATCAGGAACCACGGATAGAATACCTTACTGATGATTTATTACCTGTTTTAAATACTTATCGACAAGGTGAAATAGCATTTGATTTTGAGACGACTGGGCTTAAACCACACGCTGAAGGTCACAGGATTATTTGTGCTTCGGTTGCTACTTCCACGGATCATGTTTATTCCTTTATGATCCCCGAACGAAAAAGAGATGTTCAACCTTTTAAAGATTTACTTAGTAACGAACGGATAGGAAAGATTGCCCAAAATATGAAGTTTGAAGATACTTGGTCAATCGTCCGATTAGGTAATACAGAAGTTAAAAATTGGAAATGGGATACTATGCAGGCAACACATTTATTAGACAATCGTCCGGGGGTAACGGGTTTAAAGTTTCAGGTATACGTTCAGTTCGGTAAAGTAGATTACTCTTCTGATATAGAACCTTACCTGAAAGCCAAAGAAGAAAAGAATAGTAACTCCCTGAATCGGATAGATGAACTTTTAAAACTTCCCGGTGGTAAGGAAAAGTTACTGAAATACTGTGCATACGATTCTATATTTGAATACAGGCTTGCTAAATTACAACGAAGTGTTATTGAATTACCTTTTTAAACTAACTTATTATGTTCTCAGACGAAGAATGGTTTGATTATTATGATTCCACGAAAGATAAATTCATGTGGTTCATAGATATGTATTTCGACTGTGGGTGTCGGGATAAATTAGAAATCTATCGTGCCGAAAAGAATAAGACTAAAATGCTTAAAGTTTTAGATAAGATTTGGTTTGAGTTACCTGATAATACCTTTAATATTAAGGTAATGCCCCGTGGGTGGGCGGAATTTTTGAACTTAATTGAACAATAAAAACATAAAATTATGATTACAAAATTTGATTTACAGATGGAATTTCACAAGGAAACAGGTAATGTAGCTTCTCGTGATTTTCAATTAATTGGAACTTTAAAAGAAGCAGAATTTCACGAATGGTTAATCGAAAAACTTTTAGAACTCCGTAACGAGCAAGCAGAAAAGAAATGAAAATATACTTAGCAATTCCTTATAGCGGAATAGAAGAAGAAAGTTTTTTAGTGGCTAATAAAATAACAGCTCAATTAATGCAAAAAGGACATATTGTTTTCTCCCCCATTTCTCATAATCATTGTTTAGCAGTGAACCATAATTTACCAAAGGGCTGGGAATTTTGGAAAGAAGTTGATACTTGTTTTATAGAATGGTGTGATGAATTATACGTAGTTGAATTGTTAAAAGATGGTCAAAATAAAATCCTTAATAGTAAGGGGGTTACTGCTGAAATGATAATAGCAAATACTTTAGATAAACCAATTCATTTTATAAAAGAAACATTATGAAAATTATTAAGGCTTCTTATGAGATTTTAACAAGTTTAAACGCCCCCTTAGTTTTAGAAAAAATTGAACAAGCTGGTAGAACCTGTTACAAAAGTGAAGAAAAACAAACTTATGATTCTTCTCTAAAGTTTATTAAAATGTTAATTAATCGAGGACATGAAAGCGTATTAGAGCACCAATCCCTTTCTATTAAATTTATTTGTGACCGAGGAGTTTCCCATGAAATTGTCAGGCATAGATTATGCTCTTTTAGTCAGGAATCAACACGTTATTGTAATTATTCTAAAAGTAAATTTGGAGGTGAACTAACTTTTATTGATTTATCCCAGTATTTGACAGAAAGTCAAAGGGTTCAGTGGGAATTATCATTACAGTTTTCTGAAACAACTTATTTAGCATTAACACAAATGGGGTGTTCTGCTCAAATAGCACGTTCTGTTTTACCTAATTCATTAAAAACGGAAATAGTAGTTACAACAAATTTAAGAGAATGGCGGACTATTTTTAAACAAAGGACTTCGGAAGCAGCACACCCTCAAATGAGAGAATTAATGATTCCTTTACTTAAAGAATTAAAAAACACACTTCCAATTATATTTGACGATATAATTTGCTAATTCTATGAGAGAAAGAGTTTGGTATAAGTATAATCGCTGCCGGTTATCGAAAAAATTACCTGAGAGAAAAATCAGTGAATTGCCTACTCTGGAAGAATTAAAAGAAACAGAATGGGTTCCAGAATTTGATATGTTGGCTAAAAATAAAATGATTCAAGCAGCTTTTCGTTATGGTTTACTTCGTTTTAATAATAACTACGATTTTATTGCTTCTTTAAGAAATAAATTGGATTTATATGAAAAAACACATAATTTGGAATTATTAGTGGATATTAGAAATTATGCTATGCTTGAATTTAAAAAACCAAAATATGCTGATGCTTTTTATCTAAACGAAGATGATACAGAACACGCTGTTTTAAAATCACAAATATGAACATTCATCCTAACACGGAAGATGCTTACCTATTGCTACATCAAGGAATTTTGTCGCTGGCCAGAGCTGAGAGACAGGGTATCCGAATAGATATGGACTATGTTAATCGGAAGAAACAACAGATAGCTAATAAAATAGAACATCTCGAAGATGAGTTCCGGGAAACTCAGTTTTTTAAGGATTGGCAGAAATCCACGAAAACCAAAGTAAACATTAACAGTGGTGATCAGTTAGGGAAATTCTTATATGGTGTTAAAGGGATTACAGTAGGAAAGGCAACGACTTCGGGGAAAGGTAGTACGGATGAGGAAGCACTAAAACAACTAAATATACCTGAACTCGATTACCTGATCAGGATTAGTAAACAGAAAAAATTAGGGGATTATCTCGAAGGGTTTGCACGGGAACAGGTAGATGGTGTTATACACCCGTTCTTTAATCTACATCTCGTAACTACTTACAGGTCAAGTAGTTCTGAGCCAAACTTCCAAAATATCCCCAAAAGGGATGAGGAAGCTATGAAAACTTGCCGTAAAGCACTGTTTGCACGTCCGGGACACCAGTTAGTAGAATTTGATTTTTCCGGAGCAGAAGTAAGGGTTTCTTGCTGTTATAATAAGGATGAAAATCTCTTAAAGTATATCAAAGACCCTACTACGGATATGCACGGTGATTTAGCTACTCAATTATTTATGGTAGAAGATTTTAATAAAAAGATACCAGAGCATTATACTTTACGACAAGCTGCTAAAAATGGTTTCGTATTCCCTGAGTTTTATGGTTCATATTGGAAAAATTGTGCTTCTAATCTGGTTTGTGATTGGGGTAGGTTATCTCCTACCGATAAATGGAAACGTGGACAAGGGATTCCGATGCCTAACGGTAAATTCCTATCGGATCATTTAATCAGTAAAGGGATTACAGAATTAGGATCGGTAAACGGTGGGGGTAAATCAGGACAATACGTTACTGGTTTTATGCGGCACGTTAAAACTATTGAGGATGATTTCTGGAAAAATCGTTTTCCTCAGTATGCACAATGGAAAGAAGATTGGTACGCTGAATATCAACGAAAAGGGTATGTAGATATGCATACAGGTTTTCGATGTGCAGGAATAATGCGGAAAACAGACGTTACTAATTATCCTGTTCAGGGAGCAGCTTTCCATTGCTTACTTTGGTCACTAATACAATTAGACCGATGGCTTAGAGAAAAGAATATGGATTCACGGATTATTGGTCAAATACATGATAGTATTGTAGTAGATATGAACCCTGATGAATTAGAGGAAGTTTCTGCACAAGTACAGAAGATTATAACAAAGGATTTACCTGAACATTGGAAATGGATAAATGTACCTATTGAAATGGATATGGAAAAATATGCCATAAATGGTAGTTGGGCTGATAAAATAAAATAACTAAATTCTAAAGTATGGAAAAACCGCTACAAAAGAAAAAATTAAAACCAGAAAGAGAAACAAAAGACATTTTTATCAACGGATTTATTTATACACTGGTTAAAGGTAGGACAGATTCTTGCTATGGTGTTAGTCCACCATGTTACATGGGACAACAAGGTTGGGCATTGCAAGGGGTTATGAGATGTAAGAGAAAATGTTTAACAAGAATAAAACGAACAAAATGAGTGATGATGTAGCAATTTTAGAAGAAAGAATTAAACTTACAAATATAAGAGTAGCTGAAGACCGTTGTTCTACAATAGAACTCATAATACTTAATAATCAATTAGTAATTATGCAAGCACTACAAACTTTAATAATAAGATCATGAGTAAACCATCTTTCGGAGTAGATTTAGCACGATTACAAGAACATTGTAAGTTATTAATTAATCAACCACTAACAGAATTTCAGGAAAAGCATAATATAACTATAACTTCGATTGATATAGATTTTATTGACCTTAGTTCTAGAGTTGAGCAAATAAGACAAATTAGAAACTTTAAAATAACCATTATACCAAAATGAGTTTATACCTTAAATACCGACCCGATTCTTTAGATTCTATAAAAGGAAATGAAAGTATTATAGCTACTTTAGACAAAATGCTTTCTAATCCTGAAACCTGTCCTCATGTATTTATGTTACATGGTTCAAGTGGTTGTGGTAAAACTACCATTGGACGTATTATAGCAGACCGTTTGGGGTGCAAAGGTTCTGATTTCCGTGAAGTAAATTCAGCAGATTTCCGTGGTATTGATACAGTACGAGATATAATTAAAAACAGTCAATATAAACCATTGGAAGGGGAATGTAGAGTTTGGCTTATAGATGAAATTCATAAAAGTACAAACGATGCACAAAATGCTCTATTAAAAATTCTTGAAGATACCCCAAAGCACGTTTACTTTATCCTTTGTACTACCGACCCACAAAAGGTTATAGCTGCTATTCGTGGTAGGTGTATAGAGTTACAGGTAAAACCCCTTACAGATACCCAAATGAAGGGTTTGCTTCGATCAATAGTTCGAGGAGAAGGGGAATACCTATCTACGGAAATATACGACCAAATCATTCAGGATTCACAGGGACACCCACGTAATGCTATTCAGATTTTAGAACAAGTGCTAAACGTAGATGAAGAAAAGCGTTTAGAAGTAGCACGACAGACAGCAGCGATGCAAAGTCAAGCTATTGAACTATGTAGGGTACTACTAAAGAAATCATCTTGGAAGGAGGTAGCTATAATTCTAACAGCTTTAAAAGATCAAGAACCTGAGGATATTCGCCGAGTGGTAATGGGGTACTGTCAAGCTATTCTACTGAAAGGAGCTGATAACGAACGAGCCGGTATGGTATTGGAACAATTTATGGAACCAACGTATAATTCAGGCTGGCCACAAATTACTTTGAATTGTTTTTTAATAATTAAAAACTAAAAATATAATCGGGGACACCGTTCTTATCCATGATAAATCTATCCACACTAGAAATCATTTTTAAAAAAAGTTCCCGATTTTTTTAAACCTTTAAAACTAAAAATATGGCATTAAATTATGAACAGGACATTGAAATTGATGGTGAAGCCCTTGACCAAGAATGGTTAGCACAACCCTCCTTTTGCCTAAAGTATGGTAGGCATTCGGCTAAAATGAAAAAACGTCTGGAGGAAGCGAAGCAGAATTTAGATATTGCTAAAGCTGAAGCTGATAAAAGTATAAGAAGTAATCCTGAAAAATATGGTATTGAGAAAGTGACAGAAACCGTAGTAGCCAATGCTATTCTAAAAGAGGATGGTTATCAGGAGGCTTATACAGCTTATCTAAATTCTAAGTATGAAGCAGAAATGGCACAAGCTGCCGTAAATGCTTTTGAGCATCGTAAATCAGCACTGGAAAATCTTGTACGGCTTTATGGGCAGCAGTACTTCTCTGGACCAACAGTTCCTTATCAGATTAATCGTGACTGGGAAAAGCGAGAACAAGAAAAGAAAGTGGATGAAAAAGTAAGCAAAGGTTTTAGTGAATTACAACGTACACGTAAAATGAAAGAAGAATGAAGGAGTATATAATAATGATTTTAATAGGATGTTCTATCCCTATTTTACTATACATTCTATCACGTATCGTTATGATGGCATGGTTGGACGAAATCGAAAGATTTATTAACAAAGCAGTGAATAAGTATTTATCTAAAAATCAAAATCAAAATGGCAAAGAAAACATCGAAGAGTAGTTTTAGGGGAAAAGTATCACAAGCGGTTAAAACCGACAAAGCTAAAGCATCCAGTTATGGGTATTTAAAATTACCAAATGGTGTATCAGTATTTTCTCCCGAAGTAAGTGCAGATAAAGGTAAAAACTACCTTTTAGATTTTGCACCGTATTTAGTTACAAGTAATAATCATCCTGAGAAAGATGAAAAAGCCGGAATAGCCATTAAGGATAGTTACTGGTGGCGATTCCCATTTAAAGTGCATCGTAACGTAGGTGCAGGTACTGGGGATACGGTGGTTTGTTTAGCAACTTTTGGTAAGAAATGTCCTATTTGTGAGGAAAGAGCTAAACGAGCAAAAGCTGGTGCGGATAAAGATGAATTAAAATCTATGAGTGCCAGTGATCGTTATCTTTACATTGTAAATCCTTTGGATAGTCCGAAGCATGATGCCGGAAAATGGCATATTTTTGATGTATCAAAAGCTATGTTTCAAAAGCTATTGAACGATGAAATTGAAGAAGAATCAGTATCAGAAGTCTTTATGGATTTGGAAGAAGGTGAAACACTGAAAGTGCGTTTTACAGGAAAAGTTATTGGTAATAGTAAACCATTTGCAGAAGCTACTAAAATTATATCTGTTGAAAGGGATAAACCTTACAAACTTTCCGTAGCTGATGAAACCCCTCGATTGGATGAAATCCTAAACGTACTTACTTATGAGCAAATGGAGCATAAATTCTTTGAAATTGAAGAAGAAGAAGAAGTAGATGATATTGATGAGGATGAAAAACCAGTACGTAAAAAAGTACAAAAGGTAGAGGAGGATAATGATGATCCCGCTCCTGTAAGGAAAAAGAAAGTTGCTCCGGTAGATGATGATGAGGATGAAGCTGATAATATTACTTGGGATACTATCAAAATGATGTCAGCTAAAGAATTAAAGAAATTCATTGTTTTAAAAGAAATCGAACTTGACCCTGATGATTACATTGGGTTTACTAAAAGTTTACAAATTGATGTCGCTTACTCATTAGGTGTAACAGGTATGTCTAAATCTATAATTAAAATAGCTACTATTCCTTTTGAAACTCGTTGCTTAACTTGTGAAGGTTCTGGTAAAGATTCTGAGGGCGGTGTTTGTGAGGATTGTATGGGTACAGGTGTTAAACCAGCTAAGAAAAGTAAAAAAGTTGCTCCGGTAGATGATGATGATGATGATGAAAAACCTGTAAAAAAATCAACTAAAGTTCCAGCTAAAAAAGCTACGGCTGATGATAAGTGTCCTTCCGATCATATATTTGGGAAAGATGTTGATAAGTTTGATGAATGTGATTCTTGTGATCTTTGGGATGAATGTAATACCCTAAAGAAAAAGAATAGTAAAAAGTAGTTTTAAATAAATCAAAAATGGGTATGGGTATAGAAATATTCCCTACCTATTTTTAAAATCTTAACTATGGAACGAATAAAACCAGAAGAATCTTTAAGTGCCCAAATGGTACGTAAATCTTTAAAACCAACGATAAGTGAAAAGAAAGAATACGATGGAGACTTCGGTACAATTATTAGCACTGGAAGTACACTGCTTGACCTTGCCATTAGTGGAGGAAGAGTGCGTGGCGGGGGTTTACCTGGAGGAATACTCGTCGAAGCTTTCGGACCAAGTGGTAGTGGAAAAACCGTCTTATTATCAGAAATCGCAGGTGCTGTGCAAAGACAAGGGGGGGAAATTATGTTTGCCGATCCAGAAGCCCGATTGAATAAACAATTTGCCAGTATGTTTGGTTTGGATTTAAGTGATTCTGAATATTCCCGTCCTGATACTGTTACTGATCTATTCACAACTATTAGTGCATGGGAGCCAAAATCTTTTAAAAAGAAACTTATTAACGGTATTTTTGCAGATTCTCTTGCAGCCCTTTCTACTAAAATGGAAATGGATAACAAGGATGGTGATAAAATGGGTATGCGTAGAGCAAAGGAATTTAGTGAGGAACTTAGGAAATCTGCACGTACTTTAGTAAAAAATAACTACTTGATGGTTTGTAGTAATCAGGTAAGGGTAAATATGGATGCTGGTCCTTACGGTCAAAAGTATATTACTCCCGGTGGTGAGGCCATAGGTTTTTATAGCAGCCTACGATTACGCTTTACAAAACCCGAAAAGATTTGGGATAAGCAAAAGGTAGTCGGTAAAGAAGTAAAGCGTTGTATAGGCGTAGAAGTGTTAATTGATGTATTTAAATCGAGTATCTGGAAACCTTACCGTAGTGCCCCTGTATCAATAATTTTTGATTATGGTATAGATTCTATTCGAGATGAACTACAATATATTAAAGATTTTACCAAAAATACAACTTATACTTGTAGAGGAGTTGAATTGAGTAATTCGTTAGATAAAGCTATTTCTATGATTGAAGAAAAACAATGGGATGGTTATTTAAAAAACGAAGTTATTGATCTTTGGGAAGAAATAGAAAGTAAATTTACAAAAGAAAGAGATAGGAAAAAGAGAAAATGAATAAATCTACATTAATCCTATCAGGGGTATATTTAATTCAAAACATTATTACTAATAAAGTTTATGTTGGTAGTTCTATAAATATAGAAAAACGATTAAAAGTTCATTTAAAAGCATTACAAAAAAGAAACCATCTTAATCCATATTTACAACGAGCTTGGAATAAATACGGTGAAGATAATTTTCAATTTAAGGTTTTACTTTATTGTGAAGAAAAAAATCGTTTATTACAAGAACAACTGATGATAGATTCTTATAGAGAAACTCATGGGTTATACAATATCTACCCTTATGCGGGTTCTCCATTAGGTTCCCATCATTCCGAGGAAACAAAACGAAAACAATCTAAAAAGAAAAAAGAGTTTTGGGACAATAATGAACACCCTATTGGTATATTAAATTCCTTTTATGGCAAAGTTCACTCAGAAGAAACAAAAAAGAAAATAAGTATTAAAAACAAAGATAAATTAAAAGGGAATACTCATGCTTTAGGGAATAAATTTTTTCATACGCAAGAACAATTAGATAAAATACATAATTATTGGAATAAAGAAAATAGGTTACTACATGCAGAAAAAATCAAAGGTAGGATTCCTTGGAATAAAGGTTTAACTTATACTGTTTCAAATCTTCAAAAAGAAAGGTTTCCTCATACAGTAGAAACTAAATTAAAAATGTCTGAAAATCGCAAACTCTTTTTACAAAATCCTGAAAATAAATTAAAATTTATAGAAAATGTTAAAAAGGGTTGGGTTAATAGAAAACTAAATCGAATGAAAAAGATAAAACCGATTTATATAGAAATGTATCGAGTTAAGACTATTAAAAGAAAAGCAAAAGTATATTTTTAAAACCTAAGCGATGAGACTAAATATTTTTCAATGGTTATGGGTTGAGTTTTTATATCTTTTATACAAACTAAATAAATTATTCAAATGAAACTAACTTATTTGCTTTATGGTGGTTTTCAATTGGTGTTAATTTTGTGCAAATTATTTGGTATAATGCCAAATAATTCTTGGTGGATAGTTTTAATCCCCGTTATATTGGTTTTATTATTTTGTGTACTTATAATGCTTTCTTTATTTATTTATTCTTGTATATCCGTTTTTACAGATATTAAACGATGGGAGGAGGAGGAAAAGCTATGAAAACATTTTTACTTTTTATTTCTTTGACTTTTCTTATGGTTTTTGGAACTGTGTCTTTTTTAAAAAACAATCAAAAACCAACACACCCTTACACTGTCTATATTATTCAAGGAAATACTTATATGTCCTATACTTCTGAAATACAAATAGACTCCTTTAAATGGGTGTTAAATGGACAGTTTACAAAGGTTGCTACGGTATACAAGAATGGACAAAATATGGTATTGAAAGCAGATATGATTTATTTCAAGAAAAATAAATGAAACGAGTACTGGTGGAGCGTGACAATGGTGAAATAGTACCTTTATCAGAATTAACGGCAGAAGAGCGTATGGAATTTATGATCCTAATGAATCAAATACTGTTTAATTATTCTATACTACAAATGTTAAAACGAAATGATGGAAAGAATTAAAAATACGGTAATTTGGAAAGAGGATATGGTTTATTCTAAACAAGTAGTCCCTACTAAACAAATTACTATCCTTGCTAATGATCCTAGTATTTGTGCTTGGGGGTATTCCGTGCTTAATCAGGATGGTAAGATACTTGAAACTGGTTGTATTAAAACTGAATCAGGTGGTAAGAAACTCAGAGTTAGGAAAGGTGATGACACTATTCGCAGAATACGGGAAATCAATGAACGGTTATTAAGTCAGGTTAAAAAACATAATATCGAGTACATCGTTTCAGAATTACCACATGGTAGTCAATCTGCTTCGGCAGCCGTTATGATCGGTATTTGTATGGGTATTTTAGAAACTATTTCTAATGCTTTGGAGATTGGGATTGAGTGGTATAGCGAAAACGATTCTAAACGCCATTCATTAAATAAATCTACTGGGGAAAAATTAGAAATGGTACAAAAAATGAAAATAATATATCCAAATTGGAAACCTACAGGAACCAAATATATAGACGAAGCGGTAGCGGATAGTCTTAGTATTCATCATTTGGCTATGAAAGAAAGTCCAGCATTAAAACTATTTAAAATGAAGTAATTATGGAACTCAAATATGTTGTATTTTGGATAAATCAAGAACGTAAAATTTATGGTGATGATAGTTATTATGTTTTAGGTGAATGGATGGCTTCTTGTAATACTAATGAAGAAGCTATTGCTTATATTGAAAAACTAAATTTAAGAAGTCATCAATGTTGCACCATTCTTCCTATTTATAGTTGTAAGCATGAACGCTGATTACATTTGTCCTCGTTTACGGAAAATCATAGAAGTTATGTATCTCTATCCTACAAATAATGCTAAAAGAGAAACGAAGCAATATGAAGGTTCTTACGCTCGTGAAACGGAAAATGGTATGTACACTTTTGGTACACGGAAACCTTTAACACGAAATACAGTTACCAAAGCGATCGCTATATTTTTAATTACTACTAAAATACCAGAATTATGAGCACAAATGATTATGTAGAAAATCAAACAAAACTTATTTCCGCTTGTATGGTAAATACAGAGTCTTTATTTACTTTATTAAAACCTATTATAGAAGAACGAAAACAAGTAGCTGATGCTATTATTAATGGTGATCGTGTTTTTATAAGTGATGAAATAAAAAAGAGTTTACAAAATAATTTTGAATATCTTAATTTTCTCATTAAACAATTATTAGGAATATGATACAATCACTAAAAATTAGGAACTTCCAAAGCCATAAAAAGACTGATTTACAATTTGTTGATGGAGTTAACGTAATAATTGGTAGTAGTGATTCGGGTAAATCTACTATAATACGGGCACTTCGTTGGGTAGTGTGGAATAAACCTTCTGGTAATGCTTTTCGTAGCACTTGGGGTGGGGAAACTTCCGTAAAAATAGAAATGGATTCCCACCACATTACACGTATTAAAGATAAAGCAGAGGAATATATTTTATCGGATAGTACAGATAGTTTATCTTTCAAGGCTTTTGGTAAAGAGGGAGTACCAGTGGAAATCTCAAATACCCTGAACTTATCAGAAATCAACCTACAAGCACAGCATGACAGTCCCTTCCTTATTTCAGCTACTCCCGGTGAGGTAGCCACACATTTTAATAAGGTAGCGCGGTTGGATAAAATAGATCAGGCTACGGCTAATGTAAATAAATGGGTACGAGAACTTACGGCAGATATTAAGTACAAAGATGCTGAGGTAAAACGTCTGGAGGAGCAAAAGGAAACATTCCGGTATCTACAAAAAATGGAAATTGAGATAGAAGTATTGGAAGAAATGCAGAATCAGGTTAAAAGTAAAGGAAAGAAAGTAAATGATTTAAGTGTATTATTTAATAGTTGGCTTAATGTTAGTATGGAAAAAAATGAAAAAGCAGCTATACTTGTATTGGAAATGCCTTTAAACAATATTTTATCTTTATATGAACAAAAAAGATTACGTTTTGAAGAATCAGAAAGATTGCGAATATTCTTAATTGGATTTGATCAGATTAATGAAGGTTTAGAGGAATATGGGAAACTTTTAGAGATTGAAACCCCCCTTAATAATATCTTAGGTTTAATAGAGAAGAAAAAAGCCTTATTCCTTCGATTACAAGGGCTAAAACAAGCCGTTTCTACCTTAAACGATATATCTACTAATCTAAAAGAGATGATTGAAAACAAACGCTTATTAGAGATTGCATTTAAAAAAGAAATGCCTCTTATTTGTCCATTATGTGAATCTTATGTACAACCTATAAAAAATAAATAATAATGGCTAAAGGAGAATTAAATTTTGAAGTAAATATTGATACTTCTGAATTAAATAAGGCATTAAAAAATACTAAAGTAACTATTAAAAAAATTACCACAAAAATAAGTTGGTGGCAAAGAATATTTAAAAAATTTAGAACCTTGCTCTTTATTAAGAATTAATCCCAAAAAGATGATATGGAAAGGACTAAAAAAATATTCAAACAAGCTTCTGCTATACTTACGGGTGACTGGCACTTACGTGAAGATACTCCTACTTGCCGCACTGATGATTTTCAGGCTGTTCAATGGAAAAAAGTCCAATTTATTTCCTATTTACAAAAGAACCATGATTGTCCAGTGCTACATTCCGGTGATCTATTTAACCATTGGAAACCTTCCCCATGGTTACTTTCTATGGCTATGCAGTATTTACCAAATAGATTTTTTACTATTTTTGGGAATCATGATTTACCACAACATAGTCTTGAGTTAGCAAATAAGTGTGGTATTTACGCTTTAGAAAAAGCAAATAAATTGGATATTTATGATGGTTGTCATTGGGGGCAAATCCCTTCTAAAAATTCTTGGTGGTATCAAGATAGAGATATACTTGTTTGGCACGTGATGAACTACCAAGGTAAAGAACCTTGGCCGGGATGTACGGATATGAAAGCCGGGGGAATACTAAGGAAATACAAGGATTATGACCTAATACTTACAGGACATAACCATATTCCGTTTGTAGAAGAATATCAAGGGAGAGTACTTGTAAATCCCGGTTGTATTACTCGACAGTCAGCAGATCAAGTAGATTTTCGTCCACGGGTTTACCTGTGGTTTGCAGATACTAATACCGTAGAACTTGTTTACCTGCCTATTGAGGAAGATGTTGTTACCCGTGACCATTTAGATGGTAAAGCAGAACGTGATAATAAGATTGATGCTTTTATTAGCAGACTAAACGATGATTTTGTAGGGACTCTTTCTTTCGAGGAAAATTTGGAAACGTTTAAGAAAGAAAACCAAATACGTGAGAAAACAATGGAAATTATTTACAAAGCACTTGAAGTATGAAAATATTAACACAAAATGTATCATGCAAAGAATTTTTTATAGTTTGGTATTGGTTGTTATTCCATCCTAAAAAAGTTAAAAAATTAGAACAAGAATTAAAAAATGGGAAATTAATAAAATTTGCAATTATAGATACTTTAGAAAAAATATCATGAAAACAGAACGTGAATTACTCAAATTAAAACAACAAGTGGATGAAGCAAAATCATCCGTATCAGAGCTCAACGGTCAATTAACAGCCATGACTAAACAGTTAAAAAAAGACTGGGGTTGTAAAACTGTAGAAGAAGCCGAAAAGAAACTCAAAACTATGAAAAAAGAGATTGAAACTTTGGAAACACAAATCGAGGAAGGTGTTGAGAAACTTGAAGAACAATATGAGATATGAAAAAAGTAAGGTTTGATTTTCAATTTCAATTTGGTTTTTTAGTTACTATTACTAACTGGTATAAGGGATGTCGTGATATTGTAATATCAATTCCCTTTTGTGATATTTCAATAAAACAAATACAAAAGAAATATAGATGAAAACTCTACCACAACTCCGTCAAATCCTTGAGCAACGTAAAGGACAACAAATACAAGTAGAACAAACTCTGGAAACTACTACCACGGAATTAAAGCAATTACAACGATCCTTACACCGCCACGAGGAAGCCAAAGAAATTATACGGGCTGTCGGACTTAAAACTCAAGAGCAACTACAGTTCTCTATCGGGGATATTACTACACTAGCATTGGAAGCCGTGTTTAATGATCCTTATGAACTGAAAGTAGAATTTGTACAGCGTAGAAATCGTACCGAATGTGATTTATTGTTTGTACGTGATGGTATGGTGGTTGACCCACTGTCTGCAAGTGGTGGGGGTACGATAGATGTAGCTGCTTTTGCTTTACGAATAGCTTCTTGGAGTATGAGTAATCCCCGGACAAGGAATACTATAATTCTGGATGAACCTTTGCGATTCTTATCAGCGGATTGTCAAGAAAGGGCTTCTGCTATGATTAAAGAATTAAGCCAACGGTTAGGGTTACAATTTATTATAGTAACGCATAATGATATTTTAACATCTTATGCTGATAAGGTATTTGAAACAAGGATTAGGAAAGGTGTTACCAAGGTAATAGTAAATAATTAAGACAATATTTTATAACTTTGGGAAATAATAAATTTATTATGAGAAATATTCAAGAATGGTTATTTGATGGGCACGGCCAAATATTGCTTGGTGCAATATTATTTGCTTGTGGTTTAATTATATTAGTTGTAGGGATAATATTCACATTGAGGGGATTAGGAGTCATTAATTCTACATAACGTCCTACAGGTTGCCGCAGGTTGGGATTTGAAACACCTGTTGCGATGATAAAAGACGTTGCTACCTTAGGCGGTGAACTAACAGATAAAAGAGGCACTTATACTGGTCGAAAACTGGAAGAATTAAGTGATGACTATGATAATATGAAAAATAAATTAACAGAATAAACCATGACAGCAAAAGAATTAATAAAAGAATTAAAAAAATTGCCCCCTAATACGATAGTGGCTGTGAGGGATCACGATCAGGATGAAACTGAATTAAATTGTTTTATAAACCGTGTAACTATTACGGATTTTGAGGGCCTTCAGCCTAATATGTGGAACTTAAATTGTGAAGTAATTGTTTTATCGTCTTAAAATAGAATTTAAACAAATTGAGAAATGAAAGAAAAAATCGAACAATTAATATCTGAAAAGGAAAAAGAGTTAATCAGGTTAGAAAAACTGAATAAAAACTTATTGAGTAGATTAAATTCCTTCAGTAATAAAATGCTATATATGGAAAATCAACAATTCATTTCAGAACTTAAAGAACTTTTAAAAGAAGAAAATCTATGAAAACAAAACTTTGTAATTGGCTTTGGTTATTATTTGTTGGAGCACTGATTTTTGGAGTCTTTAAATTAGTTGTATTTGTAATAAAAAATGAACCATAAAAAAAGAGGCTAACCACAATAGCCAGCCCCTCAACAAAGCAAAACCGGGGTTTATATCTTTGGTTGAAATATTACTTTCATATCTCCAACCGTGGTAACAAGAGATTTCCCGCTTTCGAATACTTCTTTGATGCTATTTTGCTGAATAGTTCCATCTTCTTTAACCGTATTACTTACGTCGTTAAGAAAATGCTCGGCCGTACCAAGGGCCATTTCTCCCAAATGACAAACCACTGCCCCTTTGGCAGCATATTTTTTAATTATCTGCGTCCACCCATGTTTCGCTCCGATCCCTCCCAGAAAGACTACTAACATTTCAAGGGCGTTGGTTTGAACCCATTCCTTTATCTTTGCGAAGAATCCCAATGTCTGAACTTGGTCTTGTGCTACTACCATTATAGGTAATATCAACAGGCTTAGAACGAAAATCAATTTTAAATTTTTCATCTTTGAGTTTTTTAATGAATTTGAAAACTTGAACGATATTTATCTGAGGTATTTTCATCCGTTCATAATATCAGGATGGTGATATTCAATCAAAGTAGCTATTTTTGCATCCGGTTCAGGTAGGCCGGAATAAGCAGCAATAATCTTTGCGGAAGATTGTGTTTTTAGGCCGTCTCTTTCATCTTTCGACAATAGTTTGAACTCTTCTGCAATTGCTTTTAATTTCTCGTTTGTATCCTCGATTCCTGCGATGCTTTCCCATTTTCGCAAACCTAAAAGAATACCAGGCAAAACTTTGCGGAGGAATAATTTAATACTGTCGTCAATGGTACCAGGGATAACCCCCGTTAAAAAGTCCGCATCAGGACTATCAATAAATGTTTTTATCCTATTGACTACCTGAACTGCAATAGGAATGATTACTTTTGCTTTCCTGTTTGCTGTGGTGTACGCTTTTACTATCCACGCTTTAAATCTCAAAAAAAGTGCTCTCATAATTGTAGTTATTAAATGTTCGATAATTGAAAATGCATCCCATCCATTCTACTAAATCTCCCTCCCCAATCAAACCCGTTATCTGTCCAGCAGGAAACGAAACCTTCCGATAATTTTGGTATCTGCCCTAATTGGTTTTCAAAGGCATTAACATCACAAGCAATGGCCCAACTATGTAAACTCATAGATTTAGAACCTTTTATTTTACGTATATTAAAACAACCATCCCATGTTTTAATTTCTTCAACAAACCCGGTATCTATTAGGCTTCTAAATACTTTACTTAATGGCAGAATCAAATCTTTATTACAATATATTCTTTTAGGAATCATCCCGATTTCTAATTCGGTAGGAACATCCCAGAGTGTTAACCATTTATTATTTGGTGTTGATTCACCATATTTTTTAAGACAGTCTTTTGAGAAGATCATTTTGTCACCTCCGTTTTTAATTCTGTATCAATTTCTTCAAACAAATCATCGTTTTGATTTATCTGTTCGATTCTATCTTGTATATCCTTAACCATATTCATTTTTTCTCACCCCCTCCCCTTGTTGTTCCATATTTAAATCCCAGCATTCCGGCCATATGGTCGTTGATTTCTTCGATGACATTGGTTATCTTGTCGCCGTTTTGATTTAGTGTTAAAAAAAGAGGTTTCATTATTCTGTGCTCATCAGCTTCGATTTGATAATAGGTTAATTTCTGAACGTAATCCCTTTCCACTGTTTCTTTATCGGCTTTCTTTGTGACCTCATTGAAATTAAAACCGATAACAGAACACATACCAGCAATGATGATTACTAACACACTATTTGACACTTTATCAAAAAACCCTTCTTTTTTCGTTGTAGTCTTTTCGATATGTTGAATCATTCCAGATAATAATTCAATCAATTCATTCTGTTTAGATTTAACCATCTTGTTTCGTTTTAGGATACCCCGGATCACTTGGGATAGTTATAGCTATTATTTTACAGCCGTTTTTTGAGCCTATTATGTGATTTACATTTGGTGGGACAATAATAACCCCTCTGCCTTGTACTGTTAGTGTCCTTACTTCACCGTTAGCAAATTCCATCGTATTGGTTAGGTCACCTTCGTAAACTATATGAATCTCTTCGACATTCTCATGAGCGTGTGGTTCCATTTGAGAGTCAGCAGAGAAATAGGCATTTTGTACAGAAATACCATCCTCATTGAAAATTGCCTCCCCTGAACAGTTACCTGAGTTCATTTTATACTCAGATAACTCATTATCTATAAAAGCAATTGAACATAATTGTTTTATGTTTTCTAACATTTCTTTTAATCTGGCCAAGTTGGCCACTGGATCAAATTTGTTTCCGCTCATCTCGTAATTGATTTAGTAGTTGATATTCCGGTTGTTTGTGTTATACCAATAGCCGTAGGTACTATTATTGGCAATGCTGCTATACGTGCGGCTTCTATTTCTTGAAGGTTATGGATTCTTTCAGCTTCCGCTTGTAAGACCTTTTCATATTGCAATTTCAACAAAGAATCAACTATAATTTTTTGTCGCATTTCTGCATAGACTTTATTTTCTATTATCTTTTGCTCCTTATTTACTGCTCGTCTATCCTTTCTTATTTGATATTCCTTTTTCCCTTCTTGTAAAATGCCCCTGCCTGTTTTTAAATTATTTACCGTTTTTATGGGAGTCTTATATGCTAAAGACTTTTCCTCCAGACCTTCAATAAGTTTTGCGACCACAATTGCCTTGGTGGCAGTTGTTTTTTGTTCTTCAGCCGTAAAATAATGATCAACATATATTGGCTTTTTATTATCATCTAATCGAATATACAAAACGCCATTTTTTTGACCATATTCAGTTACTCGATACGTAGCTATTTTCTTATGTGATTGAAAGAGTGCAGCTAAAAGAAAAATGACAAGTAGGTTTTTCATAGTATTTATATTTAAGGACAATTTATTATATATGTTTTTCCTGATATTATTTGAACTGGATATAGATAATATGATCCTGTAATAGTGTAAAGTGTTATGTAATATCCATCAGCAACTAAATCACAGCTTGTATCTAAATATTTATAAATGATATCGTAAGGAACTTCAGAACCTCCTACTTGTACTTGCTGAATATATCTTTGTGACGATCCATAAACAGTTCCACTCTGATTAGATGCATTTGACCAATAACAAGCTAATTGTGAAGAATTTATAAGAATCCCATTTGCAGACGTTACGAGGTTTATTATTGGTAAATTTGTTGGCTTAACACAAACTGGAGGTTGCGGTACAAAACTTACAATACTTCCATAACTATACCCATTTACATTTACAGCATAAGCACGGTAGTAATAGGTGGTAGCGGTATTTAATCCAGCCATATTAACTGTAAACACTCCTAATCCCGAACCTGAGCTTATAACAGAATTTTGTTGAAATAGTGGATTTGTTGAATATTGAACGCCACGAGAGGTAACTGTTAGCCCTCCGGTAGCTGTTACTTCACCGCCCCCGGTCGCTCCTGTTGCTGTTATATTTGTGATCGCAGCCGTGGTGACCGTTGGGGTCGTTGTGGTTACACCTGTAATGAAAGATACTTGTGATCCATATCCTGTACCAGCACTATTCGTAGCGTATGCCCGAACATAATAAGCCGTACCCTCCGATAATCCAGTAAGAGTTCCCACAAAAACACCAGTGCCGGACCCGCTATCATTATGGGAATTTGCCGTTGTTGGATTTGGTGACGTTGACCAACAGAATCCCCTAACTGTAACTGTTGCCCCACCATCAGAGGTAACTGACGATGCAGCTGTCCATCCAGCATCAGTAAGTAATGTAGTGGCACTAACAGTTGGAACGACTATATTTGTAGCTGTTGTAAAAGACACTTGATTTCCGTAGGAAGTGCCCACCGAATTGGTTGCAAATGCACGAGCATAATATAAAGTGTTTGAAGTCAGGCCTGTTTGAACAAAAGAAAATTCCCCGGTACCAGAACCGAAAAAATGCACGCTACTGGCCAGTGTTGGCGTTTGAGATGTTGAATAACATACCCCTCTCGATGATACTGTTGCTCCTCCGCTAGAAGTTACATTTCCACCTAAATAAACAGTTGATGTAGTTATATTGGTTGCCGCTGTTGTCGTTACCGTGGGTGCAGATAATATTATGGAAGTAGTAAATGATACTTGGTTTCCGTAGGCTGTACCCATAGAATTTATAGCGTAGGCTCTTACATAATAAGTAGAATTTTGATTTAATCCATTTACTGTTCCACTAAATACACCAGTATCATTCCCCAAACCCATCTTAAAATTATTTGTTGTAGGATTCGGGCTTATTGAATAACAAACACCTTTTTCTGTTACCGTGGCATTACCATCCGCTGTTACATTTCCTCCCATTATAGCACTTGTTGACGTATAACTTGTAACAGATGTAGTTGTCACGGTTGGTAGGGTTATAGATACTATTGAAAAACTATAATTGGCTCCATAAGCAGTCCCTGCTGAATTAGTTGCGTACGCACGATAATAGTAAGTAGCACCTGAATTTAATCCTGTTATACTACTTGTAAAAGTACCTGTACCTGTACCATCACTTGTTTTACTATCTGAAATTGTTGGATACGATGATGTACTCCAACAGACCCCTCTCGCTGAAACCGTGGCACCACCATCACTTGTTACGTTCCCCCCACTGGTTGCAGTCGATGCCGTTACATTGCTAGATGGAGTAGTTGTTACCGTTGGAGTTGTGATATTTGCTAAAGTTGTAAACGTTTCTTGATTTCCATAACTTGTACCAACACTATTTGTTGCAAATGCCCTAACATAATAAAGTGTATTTGCAGAAAATCCTGTTTGGTAATATGAATAAGAACCAGTTCCAGAACCATAATTGTTATTTGAATTATTTGTTGTAGGATTCGGGGACGTATTCCAACACACTCCTTTTACTGACACATAAGCCCCTCCATCCGATGTTACATTTCCCCCAACGATTGCTCCTACTGAAGTTATATTATAAGGAACCGAAGTAGTTACAATAGGGACATATGTGGCTGCATAAGGAGTGAAGGATACTTTGTTGCCATAATTCGTACCAATACTATTAGTAGCGTATACAGCAACATAGTAAACAGTTCCGGTATTTAATCCTGTTATTGTAAATGAAAATGAACCCACCCCTGGACTGTACCCATTAACGGCATAGGGTACGCTACCCCCCATGCTTGCAAACCAAGCGATACCTTTCATTGTAACATAAGAACCACCATCCGACGAAACATTGCCACCGAGTAAAGCAGAAGAAGCTGTTACATTACTTGCATCATATGTACTTACAGTAGGAAGAGCTAATACAATCCCTGTATAATTTCTAAAATTATATAATCGGTCTTTTGATCCTTTATAGGTAGGATCAAATTGAGCATCAATTGAATTTGTGAAAGACTGAATAAGAGTTGTGCCAGTAACTACATTCACCACGTCTTGTAATGAAAAGGTACTGGTATTGGGTACTGATTGCCCAAACAGATTCCCCCAGAGACATAAAAATATAATAAATACTTTTGCCTTCATGGTTGTATTGTTTTTTCAAGTTCCAAAACTCTTTGCTTTAAAGCTGCTATTTCCTTAATAAGCAAATCGATATAGGCAACACTTAACATTCCATTTTCATCTTTTCGTACTAATTCAGGATTTGTTTTTTGTACTTCATCTGCCATAACGCCATACCTAATCTGTGAGGTATCAGATATAGCTCTATATTGATAATACTTAATATTAACTCCAGTAAAATCAATAGGTTTTATTTTCATTTTTAATCTCCTATCTGAGGACAAAATGAAATTACCAGCCGTGATAGTATTTGCTCCAAGAGTTACATTTCCTGTTGCTCCAGTATAAGGAACAAATGTAGATGCTGAACTTAATGCTGCCGTACCTAATCCAAGACTTGCCCTACCTGTTGCTGCAACAAGTGTTTCTGAACCACCATTCCACTTGGTATCTGTTAATGAAATAGAACTTGATGGTATCTTTTCAACCCGACCATTGGCGTCATTACGCACAAGAATACTGTAGCCACCAGATGTATAAGTAGCTGCCTGAACAGTCAATGAATCTGTTACATTAATAACTGGACCTTTGAGTTTATTTACGACCTCTATATTTTTAGAGGAATCAGCTACAAATACCTTGTATCCCCGTAACCTTAATTCAATACCCCCACCATGCATCGTTTCTGTTATAGTAGTGTCCTTTTCATTAGTAAACATATTGTCCACATAAAAAGTATCTGCGGCAGCAGCATCTATAACAGTTATGATAATTTTGTTGATAGAATCTCTATTTGTAGGTGCTATATTAGCTATGTTTGTGCGAACGGTTTGATACTGATTTGCAACAGCTATCGTTGGTGTTACGTCTATGGCATAATTACTTGTTTTATCTTTTACAGTTACTTTAAGATTTTGCCCTGTTCTGGTTGAACGAATATCAAATTTTAAAGTATCAGCTGTTGAAAGATTGATAGGTTCTACAATAGAGCGAGTAAGGGTAAACCCAGTTGAATCTTTCATTGCAATACCTTTAATAGCATTTGATCCTTCTGTCTTAATCGTAGTCGATTGTACTTGTAACGCTATTCCACTCGATCCAGCTTGTACATATGGATATTGTCTTGCAGGTAATGTAAAATTGGAAGTCCAGCGGGCGACGCCTTTAGATATTCTAAGTTCATCCAAATAACCTGTATAATAATAACCGTTTAAGTCATTATAATACCTGCCAATTGTCAAACCATAAGTTCCCGCGTCTGTAATTACGTTACCTGTCTCGGGAGCATTCCCAGCAACTCCATTCACATAGATATTAAAATCCGTACTCCCTGTACCCTTTTTTATCACGGCAATGTGATTCCAAGTATTCATGGTTAGTACTTGATCACCCGATGTAACCTGATTAACAGAGGAACCGTTTGTTGATAATTTTACAACACCACTATCTCTAGTATATATTGTCCAGCCGTGCGTGTTTTCTGGTGTATTATAATTGCCAGACGCAACCATCGGCAAGTAACCGGAAAAATCTGCAGAAGTTGGATATACCCAAAAGTCTACCGAAAATGTTCCTGTTCCAAAGTCCCAATCTGCGTTATCGTTCAAATGAAGATAGCTCGCTCCATTAAAATATCCCGCTGCTGTACCAAATTTCTTAATTCCTGTTTTAGTAAGCACCCCATTGTTCGGGTTTGTTATTTGCTTATTTGTTGCTGTGTCTGAAAATGTAGTACCGTCATTTGCTCCATTAAAATGTACTAATAACTTTGTTTCAGCGTCAATTGTTCCTTGAGCACCTTCAGCTACACTATCCGCACTCGTCACATAAGCCATTTGTGCTAATGCATTAGTACTATACTCCATTTTATCCAATGTCGTAGAATATGTAGTATAGCTAGTGTCAATTGTCACAGAACCAGAAGTGTCAAAAACCAAACCACTTGTTCTATTTTTAGCCATAATACTATCAGAAGAAACCATCCCCGTGGTTACTTTACCATTGCCATTATCTATATTGTCATTTGTAGTATTAGGTGAAAGTGTAGTCCCCGTTCTTTTCCAAAGATTACCAGTACTGTATTTATTTGTACTACCTTCTGCAATATTATCCGTGTTTAATACCACTACTCCTGTTTGGGAGTTAACGGAAGAAACAGCACTGCTTGATCCTGATTTTTGCCAAATTGTACCACTATATACTGCATGTTCATTTACTGCAAAAGTTATATTTCCACTACCAAGATTGACAGTTCCTCCTGTTGTAACAAGATAAACCCATCCTGCTGTTCCTGTACCATCTGCTAAGGTTGGAGTATTTGTTGCAGCATTCCAAACGCCCTTGTGAGGATATGTGGTAGCGATCAATTGTGATGCAGGAACCTTACCGCCAGCATCTAATGTGGCAACACCATTATTTACCCCTTTTTCTGCTAAGGGTATTTTTTTCCTTAATTCACCAACGGAGGCTGTACCATCATGATCTATTGTATCACTTCTCTCTCTATATATAGCTAAATTTGGCTTACTTGTTATTTCAGCGTATGTTATTGGGGTTGTTTTTTCTCTATAAATATCTAAATCAGGTTTATCTGTTAAAGATTCATATTTTCTTTCAGCTAAATGCCTAAGATTATCATGGAAGGACGTATCGGTTTTTAGTGTTAGATTAGGCGTTTCAGTTAGCGAATTATAAGACTTTTCAGTTAAATGCCTTAAATTATCATGGCTTGACGTATCCCTTTTTAATCCTAAATCTGGAACATTTGTTAATGAAGAATAATTTCTTTCAGCTAAATGCCTAAGATTGTCATGAAAAGAAGTATCGGTTTTTGTATCTGCTCGTGAATTAGGGAAATAACCTGTTTCTAAATTATCACTATCTTGCTTTTGAACGAAAAAGTGTTGAACATACTCCCTTTTTGCAAATCCGTCACGAGCGGTGCTGTCGTCTAACCGCTTATAAATTCCTGAAGTAACTAATAACAGACTATCAATTATTGTATTTAATCTTTGGCCCGTAATTAGTGACTCATATTTGTATTTGTTTCCCATGTTAATGTAAATCCTGCGAATTGTGTCGCCGGGAGGGAACCATAAAGTAAATGGCGGAGGTGTTAATAGTGCGTGCCTTCCTGTGTCAGAAACAGCGGGAGGAGTCTCTGAACGAAATTGCCCAAAACCGACAAGGCAAAAACCGACAAGGCAAAATGTGACAAATATCTTTTTCATCGTGATAATTTTATTTTCCCAGTTACTTCTGCTCCGTCTAAATACCAATCTATATAATCCAACTTACCATCTGATAGGTGCCGGATGGGTTGTACAGTGTTAATATATTCAGTATTTGCATCTACTTCGATTATTAACTGTAAATTTGGGTACTCTCCGTATTTTGTAACAAACAAATCCTGATATGTATGAGTAGGGTAGTCTATTGGGAGAATCGGATTAACAACGGCTGTAAAAGGAATTATTATGGGTACTTTTTGTGCTTCCATATCATCCCAATCTGTATATGCTGGATGCCTACGATCTACAATTTCACCAGTAGTCCCATTCCAAATAAGAATAGCTACTAATAAGGATTCATAAACATCACAAGTTTCATTTACAGATAAGGTTAATTCATTATCCCAAAAAACAAACCATCGAGAAGGTATTCCACTTTCAAGGGTGAGCGTTACCGTTTCAGTGTCTTTTAAATACTGATACCCCATATACCAAATCCCAAATTGAGTTCCAGTAATAGAAAAAACACCAGTCCCAGCGTTAAATGACAAAACATTGTTTGAACTTCTTTCAAAACCATGTAATGATTTTTTATTCAATATAGCAGCATTTACCTGTTCCATAGTAACACCTCCACTTAATGCTTGTGGATTCTGAAACATATAAGAAGGACTGGAAGCTGTTTTGTCCTTAGCCCCTCTAAATCTTCTAGTTACTGTTACATTAATTGCCATTATACTAAAGTTACTTCTGTTGTATTATCATATTCTTGTAATTCTACTGTACAAATCCCACTTATAGGTTTGAATCTGTATGCAGTTAATACAAACTTTTTTAAAACATCAGCTCCACCCACACCCCCACCAATAATTTCTATTTGTTTACTATCTTCAAATAAACTCAATGGTTGTATAGGGGCAACCATCTTTACATCAGCTGTTAATTTTTGACGGGTTTTATTATACAATTGCCATTTATTATGTAATAATTTATCCACTATTGGGGAATAATCCCCCGCAATAGTAGTTATAACCCCACCGCTCTTTGCAGATACCGTTGTAATACTGGTTATTGCTGTTGTTGTAATTTCCATTAATTCTATTTTTTAAAAATATCTTACGGCACGTACTCGCCTCCAATTATTCTTTTTCCAAGCATCCTTAACAGAGGTGTTCCCAAAATTTAAAGCATATGCTTTTACCCCCGCACCATGAATACCATCTAAACTTGGTTCACTACTACTCCAATACCAATCAGAAACAAAATTATTTCCTAAAGCTACTTTATTTCCTCTAATTAAATTTAATTCATCTATACTTGGCATTTTCCAATCCGTGTAATTCCCCATATCATATAAAGCTACATCATGTATAGCATAATCCAATACAAAAGCATTATCATTCATTAAATCGGAATTAACTCTACCCCCTTCAGCATCGTGAGTTCCTAAACCTAATATTGTATCACAAGATACATTATTACTTGAAACACTTTGTAAACTACACCAAAAGTTTTTCCCCGGATGAGAAGTAAATAAATAAGATATATCATAATCTGAAACTATAATACCATGTACAACATTTGCATCATAAGGACCATCCCCCGGTTGATACAAATACCCAATTTTACCACCCATATAAGGACTACCTATAACTAAAGCCGTTGTAGCAAATTCTATTTCATTCCCATAATAAGTATCCCCTAAAGCATCGGTAAAATAAGAACGAACATAATAAGTAGTTCCGGGAGATAACCCTGTTATAAGACTTGTAAAAGTATCTGTACCAGCACCATCTAAAGTTTTAGTAGCTAATGCTACTGTTGGGTTTATTATTGTTGACCAAACTACTCCTTTTTGAACTATTTCGGTAGCCTCTCCAGTGGTTCCCCATTTTTCTGTTCTTATAGACAAGTCACTCCCACGTACAATACCATTCTTATAATTAACATTTTCAGAATCATATAACGATAAGGGAATAGTTTTTTTGTTTAGAAATTTAGTAGAAATTTTACCCTCTATAACATTATTTTGATTTTCATCTGTAGCTGTTACTTCAAAATCACCAAACCAAGCCTGATTGGGTTGTGAATCTGCTACATCCTGTTTCTTTATTACTTCTGATCCTATACACAATACTAAAGAAATATCCCCTATCAATAAACCTGCTGGTAATTCTAATTCTTGTTTAACAACTTTACCAATAGGTATAGTCACACTTACATCTACTGTATTAGTTTTAGGATTGAAGGATGATCCGTTTACCTGTATATATTGTAAAGCACGTAATTCAGTATCTTTTGGACTTTTTATCCATGAATCTACTTCTATGTTTGGTTGTGTTATATATTCACTATCTGTAACAGATCGTAAATACCAAGGAAAATGAAATATAAAACCATCTAATGAAGGTGAGTTTGCATTACTCCACGGCGCTATCGTCCCATACCTATCCACAGCGTATTTAAAAGCTATTTTTAATTCAGTAGATTCTGTTACCGTTATCTTAAATTGAGTATATAAACCCTTAAAAGAATCAAATACAAGTTCTTCTCCTTGAATACCTCCCCAAGCTATTCTACAAATACTATTACTAATATTTGATTTTGGTTGACCTATTGTAGCCCACGCCCACTCAACATCCCCATCAACCCACCGTAACCATGTTCTATAATCAGGAGTAGGTGCAGCCGTTGAAGTAGTTCCTATGTTTGTTAAATCCGCTTTAACCAAATTAAGGAATTTTTTATCCTCTAAATTTATTTGAATACTTTTTAATCCTGGAATACTATGTCTATTTTGAGATTGTTGAATAAATCGTAAACCTGTTTTTGTAATTGGATCATAATGTACTCTATTAATACTTTTCGTTCCTGCAACCACTGCTCCAGTGCCAGTAGGAGCATAAGGTGTTCCTGTGGTATATTCTATATATGAAACAGATTCTTTCCAAATATCTTCATAGCGTTCAATATACCAATAACTTCCCCACCAATACAAATAACACTCAAAAGTAGTTAATATAGTTTTAAGAATATCTAAACTGGATTTACGCTCAACTTCATCCTCCCAAAATAATTCCGTATTAAAACCATTGAGATTAAACAAAGATTTTCCGGCAGAAAGAACATCCCCCTCAGCATGAAGAGTACTATTTATTTTTATATTATAGGATGCTCCCGTACTTACCAAAATTTCATCTATAATATCAATAAATGTTTTATTTTGTAAAGTATCAATACTTATAGGATGATCATTTTCTAATTTAGAAAGGTAACTACTAGCTACAAATTTAATATTTTGTTTCTGTAAATATTTTTGAGTAACTGTATCACAATTTAGGAATCCTTCAAATAGAGTATAGGTTGTAGGATAATCTACCACCAAACGAACTTTATATTCACCCTCAGTAGATGTTAGTAAATCATCTAAAGTAAAATAATTAGCTTTATCGTTAACAATCTCAAATTCTAATTGCATACCGATTACAGGCTCATTCCAGTCACCAAATAAATAATTATAGGATATACTATCGAAAGGGATACGAACGCTTGTATCGACTGCACCAGCGTAAGCATCCTTATCTAAGTATAGATGTCCCTTAAGGTCTTTTCCAGCCCATCGAATATCATATTTATTACCGTATGCCATATCGTTAGTAACTATTATTAACAGTTATTTGTTTGTCCATAACATAAACTAAGTCGTTACCCTCTGCAAGAAGTTTACCTGTCAGATGAATTATTATAGGATTCATACCACCACGGAACTCTGGAAGTTTTCCCGGAGGCACTACTATTTCCCCTGACGTTAGGCGAGCTGGGTAACTATCATTTGGATAACCTGAAGGTATTGTCCCACCTTGAGCCATACCCGCCCCATTTATAATAGCTGTTTGAGCTATTGTCAACCCTGCAATCAATGCAGCCATTGGGTAAAATAAAGGATTTAATACTGATCCGGGTAAAGTTGCTGCTAAATTCATAACTGCCATTGCACCATTAATCGCTACGGAAGCAATAGATGCTATTTTCTTTTTACGATTATACTCAGCATCTAATTTTTCTTTTTGTTTAGTAACCCATTCTGCTGATTTATATTCTCGTTTAGCAATATTATCTATAAAAGCATATGCTTTTTGTTGTTTATTCGTAATCATTTCTGTGTATGTTTGAATAAACTCTAAAGCCTTTTGCCCAAACCATTGAAAATTACTATTAAATTCCTGAAACTTAATTTCAGCTTCTGTTAAAGGTTCTAATAAGCCCTCTAAAAATATTTTTTGCATTTCATATCCTTGAGCACTTTCCTTTATGTTTTTTAAAGCTTTCGGATCAACACCCATTACACGAGCTTGTTCCATTAACCTATTAATTTCTTTTCTATGACGAGCCTCTTGTACTAAAGTAGGTATAAGTTCTTTATTCAACCAACCATTATTTTGAATACCTTTAATCGATACTTCTAATTGTCCTCCTAACTGTGCAAACATAGGTAAGGATTTGGCTCTGCTTGGTAAATATCCTGTATCTTTAGTAGTATTAATTCCAGCAGCTTCTAAACGACTAAGTTCTTTATCTCTAATCGCTTGTGTCATCCGTATTAATTCAACCGTTAAGTTTTTAAACTTTGGTGTATTTCTTTCTGAAGTATCCCCTAAAGCATTTACGAGATTTCCCAATATTTTATAGGATTCCTCTTCAGCATTAAATTTAAAACCAAGAACATCAACGGACTCCCCAAATACTTTTCTTAGGGCTATTATTCTTTGCAATCCGTTAGCATAATCATCATAAGCACCTTTTATTGCATCAGCCGCACGTTTATTTTTTTCTGTATTTTCAAACTCTACTTCTTTACCTTTATATTCTTTTTTAAGTTGTTCCATTATAGCTATATCGGCTTGATAAATAGCTATTGCTCCTCGTGCTATTGTGTCCGTAGCTTGTGTGGTATTAGCTAATTCAAGTAATTTTGCTCTACGATCAGCTAATAAAAGTGAATCTAATTTTGGAATATTAGATGTAAGAGAATCCGTAGGAATATTATATTTTTTAGAAATGTACCGGTCAGTACCTGCAATATAACTATTCCTAACATCAGGATCACTGCTATCCATTTTGGCTTTCAGTTTCAAAATAATAGGGTCTTTGTCTATTATAGCCTGAATTTCTTTAGCTTTAGAAGCATAACCATTCTTTAATTCTTCAATTTCTTTTTTAACTTTTAATATTTGAGCATCTAATTCATAAGGATTCATTTTAGGAGTGGTTGTCATCATATCCTTAATTGAATCAAAATTCTCCTGTAATTGAATTTTAGCTGCTTCTGCTGCTTCCCCTAATTTCTTTTCTGATATTGCTGCTTCTTCGTTTCTACGACTAAACATACTCAAACCAACCCCTAAAGCCACTACTGCCCCTAATGCTACTAATATGGCTCCAACCCCCGAAGTAAGCATAGCTGTTCTCAAAAATCCTAAAGAAACTGTTACTATTTTTATGGCATAATTAAATCCCACCATTAAACGGGTAATCAATGTTATAAATAAAGATACTGGTCCAATAGCTGCTAATACACCCACCCATACCATTATAGATTTTTGTGCCGATACCGTTAATTCTGAATATGCTTTGGTAACACTTTTAATCCATACTGTAAAATCTTTAAACACGGAAATTAAAGAACCACGCATAGACATACCTAAAGTTTTAAAAGCATCATTTAAAGCCGTAGTAGCATGTTTTAATTGGTTTTTCATGGTATCATCCATTTCTCTCCACCCTTTACTTAAATCCCCCGCAGACATTTCCACTGCTAACATTACCGCTTTAGTGCGTTCTAAATCATTAATTAAATTTAAACCCCCTGTCAAAGATCGTTTATTACCAAAGAATTGTGCAAGAGTATTCCCTGAATCCTCCATTATTTTATTAATCTTATCCAAAACATCAGGTAAATTTCCAGCAACTAATTCAGCACGAAGCATAGCTAACGTTTGATGATCTTTAGCTATTAATCCTACCGCTTCATGACTATTCTTTAATAATTGTGTAAAAATTTGTGTTAAGGAAGTTGTTGCTTGTGCTGCATTCATACCTGTTAAAGTCATAGCTGCCGTAGCCCCTGCTACTTGTGCAAAAGAAACACCAAGTAACTTAGCCATAGGTACTACTTTTCCTATTTGATTAGCCATATCAGATGCCTCCGCTGTACCTTCCCTTACTGCTGCTGTTAAAATATCTCCAGCTCTTGCAGATGTTAAAACCTCTTTACCATAAGCATTCATGGATGAAACCAATAATCGAGAAATAGCATCCGTTTCCCCTAATCCTGATGCTGAGGCTTTTGCCGATATATCTAATATTTTTAAAGCCTCAGCACCTTTTTGTCCTGATGAAGTAATAAAATATAAAGCTGTATTTAATTCTAAAGCCGTTTTACCAGTAGAATCACTAATCCTACTAAGTTCACCTTGCCAAGAATCTAAAGTTTTACCCGTAACTCCAGCTAAAGCCACAATCTTTTTAGCTGCAAATTCAATTTCCATAGCTGTTGAAAAAGAACCTTTCCCTATTAATGCTAAAGGAGCTGTTATAAACATAGAAGCAGTCATTCCCAATCGTTGGAAGTCATAACCTACTTGATTTATTTTACTATGCCAAGCACTAGCTGTTAATGCTGCCGCTTTTGTACTATCCGCTACTATTTTTGTATTAGCAACTTGAGATGCTTGGGCTACTCGATTATGGGCTGCAATCTGTCCGGCTGTTGTTCTTTCAGTAGATGTTAGTTGTGCTTTATTAGCTGCTTCGGTAGCCACTTGTATTTGTTTTTGCATACGTTGTATCTCAGCCACCCCTTTAACAAGAGCTGCTGTATTCATCCCCAACGTTACCCATAACTGTCCTAAGTCTGCCATTGCTTTATAATATTACTTCATTCGTTTAACTGTAGGCTTTCTCATTTTTGCGGCTTCTTTTCTATCCACTTTTTTATTCTGTAATCGAGCTATACCTAATAGGGTTTGTTTCATCATTTCAAGGCTTTGTTTTTTATTATCTTCTTCTGATAGTCTCCTAGCCTTATCCGGGTCCCAAATAGGCATATAATCGCTTGCTTTACTCCACTTAGGTTCTTTTCCTTCTTCCTTATAAATAGCTGCTGCTATATTTGTTATATTAGCAATAACCTCAGCTAACATGTGTTCATCACGCCATTTACCAGTAGGATCAAGAATATCATAAGCTTCCCACTCACTTAACTGAACGCTTGTTAATTCATTCAGTAAGTGGTCGGGGTGAGCAAATCCTAATTCTTTGCAGAGACGGAACTGGAATTGCCGTCCTGGACGGCTTCGGAGTTTTTTAGTAAAACCTCCTTCTGTTGTTCCGTAATTGCATTTATTTTTTGTGCTTCTTCAGCAATTTTTTCCAAACGAGCTGCTGACATATTTTCACTCAATACAGATACATCTTCTGGTTTTAACAGTAATTTCCCTTTTTCATCACAAAGGGTATAAACTGCTACTTTCGCACGAAAATCTTCTAAACTTTGGTCAAATCCAGTAACAACTCCTTTGTTATCTTTTTTCTCAATCATAAGGGATTGCTCATACTTTCCTCTTTCACGTCCTGTCATTTGACGGACAAAAACATACTCATCTTTACCCAAATCTACTTTAACAACTTGTAGTTCTTCTTTTGCAAGTAACTTGCTACGATCTAATAAAAGTGCCATAATAATTGTTTTTTGTTTTGATTATACAAAAGTAATAATAAATCCGTGATTAGGATTAAAAAATTAATCAGGACTACCAGAAGCAACCCCATCATTCACAACTACTTTACCAGAAATTTGAATAGTAACATCCGCTGTAATAGCATCTTTCGTAGTGATATTTAAAGGTAACTCTATTACAAGACCTTCAAATTCAAAAGATGTTTCCACTGTATCCGGTAAAATAATTTCATAATTCTGCATAACATCAGATTCAAAATCAGCCTTCATCAAATCATAAGTTTCTCTACGAAAATTCATTGATAATGATATTGTTCCTGATTCTTTGAAACCAGCAATAAACTCTTTATAACCATCGGGACTGTCTAAATTTGTCACATCAATGGTATCTCGTTTTAATCCTGGTCCTTTAATAGAAGTAATCTCAGCGATAGCTTCCCACACATTCGATGTAGAATCATACCGATGAAACATTGCTCCTACTCCACTAATAGCTTCACTTGCCATAATTAAATTGTTTAAGCGTGTCTTTGTAAATTATAATTTGAAACAAACCTTGCCCGGCTGTTTTCATCCCAATCCAAAAGGAAAGGGTTCATAGCACAATAGATAGCGGTGTAAGTTGCCTCAGCACCACTTTCTGTTATTTCATAGCTTAAACCATGAAGTTCTTTATTAATAGCTGAAATTAAATCCCAACCATCCTGATATTTTATGTCTCTGACTCGTATTTGTACGGCTGGATACTCATATCCCTGATCCGTAAGGTTTAACTGCGGTGGCATACCCGGTGTATCATAAATTGTAACACAATTTGAAGGGGTGGTGGGTTCCCGGCCTATAAATAGATTTACACCGAAAGTTAATCCTAAAGAACTAATCCCTTCTAATATGGTAGCAATATCTTTACTTGTAGCATTCATGTTATTTAACTTTAGTATGATCTGCTAAAATTTGTAGTATAGTTTCACGATTCCTGTTTATTGCTGCTTGAAAGAATTTAGCCCCCGGTGCAGGGGATTTATCACTCTGTGTCCAATTTATGGGTTCTATCATTTCATGTACCCAAAGTGCATAATTAGCAGAAAATCCCATTAAAACACCATTATTCCCAACAGAATCTTTCACAGGGGAAGCCGACCACGAATTTATTAAATTTCCTTTATCAACAGGTATAGTGGGTGCTGTAATCACCATATCCCTACGAATTTCTTTAGCAACCTGTAATAAACCTTCTTTACCCCCCTGAGTAATTCGCATAATTTCTATATTCAGATTTTTAATGATTTCATCAAAACCTTGAATACTCCATGCTTTACTATATTGAGAAGGTGTTAAAGCTGCTCTACTACCGGAAGCTATTAAAGACTTTCCACGAGTACCTACATATCCTCCAGGTGTTTCTACTGGTATTACTTTATTTGCCATTATATCATTCTATTACCGAATCCTAAATAAACTATATGTACAAAATCCGTAGATGATTTAAACAAAGGTATTCTATCAATAGCAATTATCTCATATGCACCTGTAACATTCTTCGGATCAGTTTCATCAACAACTGATTCAAGACTATCCAATGTACCCAAATATAAATAACCCTCCATGTCTAAATTTTGAGTTACCAATATTTGTGCTTTAGAAGAAAATTCTTGTCCTTTATCATCATGAATCACTCGCATCTTTTCCTCCCAACGACATTTTATTTCAACAGGTGTAGCATAGGTTTTACCGCTGTAACCATTGTTTACAGGGCTTCCCCAATATATTGCGTCTTGAACACAAACTTTCTTTATAAATTGTGTAATGCTCATGAGTTGAAAGATTTAATGGCATAAATTTGAAGTGTCTTACCACTAAGGGAGGCCATGATACCACTTGTGTCCAAAGCTATCACCATTTGTCCGTAAGAGGTCATTTTTAAGCCTTCACCCGTTACTCCTGTGTATTCTATCTTTGCTCCACCAGCTTCTTCTTTTTTAGCTTGACGTTCACGAGTAATAGCAATCATGTGACATGCCAACCATTTTTCAATTTCTTTCAAAATATCAGTAACCCCTGTACCTAATGCTGTATTAACTAAAACATTTGCACTCGTTATAAATGCTAATACCTGCGGATCGGTTAAAGTAGTATCATCTAATAATGCTTTCACTTCTGCTTCTGTTACTCTTACAGCCATAATATTATACTCCTTTCTTTTGAGAACTATTTTTAAATAAAGGCTTTACTAACTCTGGTATATCTTCTTTCCATTCTAAATCCAACCATTGTATTATTTCTTTTACTTGCTCAAAATCCCCGGTTGCCATACGCTCCGGCCAAATTTCTCTGTAATTTAAACCAGCTTCTATCATCTCTATAAACATTTTTTCATGCTGATGAACCCACCATAACCAACCTTCTTGTATCGTAGATACTCCTAATTTCTCTAAAGTATATGTATTATCAAAGGCTATCATCCAACCCGTTTTCATACAACTCTGAATAATATCTCCTGTTCTACGTCTCACAATAATCCATTTAGCCAGGGGAAACTCATGGTTCCAAATAGGCCATGTTTGAGCCAATCTTCCACTTTTATAAAACCAAGGTATTCTCTCATTGTACAATTCCATTTGTAGGGATTGCAATACGGTTATTCTCCAATCTTCCGGTACTTTAATCTTTAAACTATTTGGTAATGGATACTGTCCTAAAGGACTAATATGTAAATTATAAACATAATATTTATCCAATAAATCTTTTATTTTCTTATTCTCTTGCATATCTGTAATCTTACCTGAGAAAACTCCACAATGATTTACAATACGAGCAATAATTGAACTACCTGAGCGTTCTGCTCCGGTTATAAAGATAGGTGTATTTTTTATATTAGTACTCATCCGTATATATTTCTTAAAGTTTTGCTTTGTTTTTCAGTTAAATCATCTGTTACCCTTCTATAATTACGAGGATTATGACCTACACCAATACCTCCTCTTCCGGGCAATCCTTTTATACCTATCGCTAAATCTAAACCTTTTATGAATTGCACATTAGGAACAGCCTTAAAGAGTTCTATATCTATGTATTTAACTTTTGTTGAAACAACCTGTTCAAAAATAGGAATTATAGAGGGTTTAAATCCAGTTTGAAATAAACTTGAATGTTTATTATTACCACTTTTTAATCCTCTTTTTAATCGAATATGATAATAAATTGTATCCGTCTCACCAACAATATCAAATCCCTCCAAAGCACCAGTCATAATAGACAAATATTTTGGAGAATAATAATCATCATCCTCAATTATCCAAATAGATGAAACTTCCATTGTCTTAACCACATTAATAGCTGCTTGAAGATTTCGTGCCTGAGTATTATCCCCTTGTCTCCATTTAGGAGTAGGATAAACTTTGTTTATTTCCCAACCTGAACGAAAATCACTTGTAATAAAATCAGTAGTAACAGGAACGCAGTCATCTACAATTATCCAAATAACATCCCCAGCATACGTTTGAGCCTTCATAAACTCTGCACAATGTTTAATCTGTACTGAACGTCCCCCGGTCGGTGTTATAAGTGCTATCATAATTTTAAATTATTTCCCAAGTTGGTATTGGTATAATGAATTTTCCTTTATATCCCAATGCTTTTACTTTTGCAATAATCTCATCTTTAAAATTCCACGAAAGTATAATAATATAATCTGGTACTATTTCCATAATATTGGAAATATTTACAATTGGTATTCCAACTCCAGGATAATACTTTCCTATTTTTTCAGGGGTTTCATCAATAATACAGTTAATAATATGATCGTCAATCCTTGCAGAATTTAAAAGAGTATTTCCTTTAGCTGATGCCGCAAAACCAATAATGATTTTATTCTCTGCTTTTAATTTAAGTAGATTCTTTCTAAAGTTCGATATAAATGAACAAACCTTACTAGCCCATCCAGCATAACTTTCATATTTATCAAAACCCCTTCTTTTTTCCTCCGCACAAATCTTCTCTAAATCTGAAGAAGGTTGGTATTCACTTTCTTCACGAGTAATAATATAACGCATACTACCACCATGGATTTCTTGTTTTTCTGCTGCTATTACTTTTAAGTGATATTGACTACATAATCTCATCATTGGAATTAAACTCCAATATGTAATGTGTTCAAAGTAAATAGTATCGAACTCCATATTATCTATAAAGTCTATCAAATATGGATTTTCAATTACTAATACACTCGTATCTTTTAACATTCCCCGACAAGCCACCATAAACTCAGCCAAATCGTCCAAATGAGCAAATACGTTTGTGGCAGTGATTAAATCAGCTCGTTTACCTATTTCATATATAACAGGTAATCCCCAAAATGTTGTAATACTCGGTATTCCTTTTTCTCTTGCAATAGCCGTTAAATTTACTGCCGGGTCAACATTCAGTACCTGATGTTTAAGTAATTTTTGAAATTCAATAAGCAACGTACCATCATTTCCTGCAATATCAATATGAAAAGAGGAACAACATAAACCAAACCGTTTAGATAAATCCTGTGCCATTTTCCTACAATGTAGAACATACCCCTGATTTATACCGGAAACATAGGTGTAATAACTAAAGAGTTTCTCTGGATCAACTACAATAGATAACTGGGATAGTCCACAATTATTACAAAATAAAACCTGTAATGGAAATCTTTCTTTTTCTTTTGCCAATTTTTCAGTTAATTCTAAATTGTTTGGTAAAGGCATTTCTCCCAAATCAAGATATTTACTTAAATTCGTGGAACCACAAATTCTACAAGCTGTATGCTGTTTAGTTATAGTTTTCATATCATGCTTTATAAAGTTCTTCTACATATCCGTCACGTAACCAAAATGGAGTGCGATATACTAAATGCTTGTATGGTTCTGCTATTTCAATCACTCGGAATGGATTTACTTCATGATTAATACTTAATAGCATTGGAGCACAATCGCTATGTATATACCTTTTCGCATCTTCTACCGGGTACTCTGTTAACCCATCTATATTAACCATCAGATCATAACGACCAGTAGGAACATTATTGAAATCTGATGTATGCAGTATCTTTATTGATTTAATATCCTCAAAAGGATTTTTAACTTCACCAGAAAGAATAAAATTACGTTCAGGAAGATTCTTTGATAAATAATAGGCCTGTCCAGCATTCACCCTTGCTAAATCAACAATGGTATAATCTTTGTACCCTAATTTATCCAAATAGAACCCTAATACACCAATACCAGCCCCAACTTCTATAATCCTACTATTACGATTAGGGCATAATTCAAGAATCTTTTTCATCATCCACAAATAATGAATTTGACGAATGGACCAACGTCCAAAATCAGATTCTTGTCTTACCATACCCCCCGTAAATAAACGAGCAAAGGTAATTGGAAAGCCTAATTCTTTTTCGATACTTTTTAGTAATTCATTAGAACTAACTTCTTTTAAACTTGTTCGGGGATAAATTCCATACGAATCCGATTCAGGATTCTTAATACCATACAAACCAAGAGCGTAAGCCAACTTTTCTAAAGTTTCCCTATCATTCACATTTTCGTGAGATGAGAATAAACCAAATGTTAGTTGATTTACGCACATATTTTGTAACGTCTCTTCCGTTATGTCTATTTCCATGTTATGCTTCATGCAAGTAGTCCAAACGGTTCCCAACGTCTCAATGGCTCTGTTTCTTGAAATCGGTTTTAATATTCTGTTTATCATCTTTTGTATATTACAATAAAACCATTCATAAATTGAATTGACTCAAATAAAGGGACTGTTGTATGACAATCCTCTCTACAATGCCATCCCTTTTCCCAATCTCCAAATTCTTCAGGGGGATTTAGGGGTACAGTTGCTTTCTCACCTTTAAAATTAATTTCATCTATTAAAGTCTTAAAATATTCTATTGTTGAAATAGGATGATTTCTATACTCTTTCCAATATGAAGTAGTTGTATCTTCTATAATATAAATACCACCCTTTCGTACATAAGGAAAAAGAATTTTAAAAGTAAGGATTTGTTCCATCCAAAAATGATTACCATCATCTATTATCAAATCGAATGGAGAATACGGTTCAAGATTTTTTAGTTGAGCAGCATCTCTTTGATCAAGTAAATGAAATTTTATTCTATTAGAAAAAGCCTCACATATTTCAGAAGCCTTATCAATATCTGCTCCATGAATTTTAGCCTTTGGGAAATAATCTGTCCACATTCTTACTGATTGTCCCTGAGCTACCCCGATTTCCAGAATAGATGTGAAAATGTCTTTGTAAGGAGTTAATATTTTATCATATTTAGATGCGTAATTATGGTATCTTGAACTTTTATCTGCCTTATATTTTATAGCTAATTCATCCAAAATACTTATTGGTTGTTCTTCTGTTTTTTCAGATTTTAATGGGGCAAATACTTCTTCATGTTTTTTCATTAAATTTAAGTACGCTCGGACGTCAGAATCCCATAATGGAGATGTTTTTAAATCCTTATTTACCATTATCGGATGTTTACCCATACTAATCAGTTGTTCATATAAAGCATTTTTGCTTTTATGCTCAAATTGATAACAATCTTCCCTGTTATGAATAGGGTCTTTAGGAAATATTAATTTTTTTGCAATCTCCTTAGTAATCAAAAAACCAGTAGTTCTTACATGAGTTTTAACCTCCTTTGAAATCTCATAACAAGGAGTGTTAGTATCTGTTAATTGTTTTAAATACTGACTAACAAAATCTTTAGCCATTGGAATACAATCGTCTGTAACCCAAATCATGTTATTCCATTCATTTGGAAAATTTGCCAATCTTTCTTTACAGATATCCTGAAAAGCACCAATATCAAAACCAACATTTTCACGATATACATATTTAATACCGTTATCACTACACAGTTGCCAATACCTATGATTATCTGTTTCCTGATTATGAACAACCACAAGTTCCGCTTCTGAGGTATCACATTGGTTCCAGCAATTAATCCATCTTCTTAAATTTTCAAACCGATTCCAAACTATAATAACAACGATTGTTTTTGATTGGCTTAATACACTGAATTTATTTTCTTCCCACCATAAATCATGATATTTATGAAAATATGGCTCTAATTGTGCTTTTGACTTCTTAAATGGTTTAGATTCTTGACAATGAATGATGATTGGTTTCGTAGGAACGAGTAAATCTAAACATACTTTTTCATAAATATCTTGAAAATCCCATTCTAATGGTAATAATTTTATTTTTATACCTTCTTGATAAATGAAATCATTTAAAACCCCCTCATCAATAGAATATGAAAAAGGAACTATATTTGCAAAAGAAATTAGTTTTTCATACCAAGATTTATTTACAATAGATTTATTAGCCACCAATAATGCTGGTTGAATATCTATTTTTCCTTCTTTTAATCGTTTGGTAAGATTACTAAGGCGGGAACCATTTCTTTCTAATTCAGGAACGAGATTTACAAAACATTTAGAAACAATATGATCTTCAACAGATATTAAATCATACTGATTTAATTCTTCACTAAATAGATAAGAAATATCCTCTACACAAATACAATCAGAATCAATACAAATAACCCGATCATATTCAGTCATATTAAATATTTCAAAACGATACCATGAAGAAGCATATTTTTCTACTGTTAATTCTTTGTGATATTTAACATTGCTGTATCTATTTTTTATTTCCTCAGTAATAAAATAACAATTTTCTTCCCCAAAGTCTTTAACTACTTCCGTGTCCGATGTGATAATTTTAAAATCTATTCCGGTGCAATCTGTATGTCGTTTAATTGAATTAAATAAAGTTTTTCCGGCTTCTTTATAATTTCTGTCAAAGGTGGTGGTTATACAGATTTTTTTAATTTGATTTTTATTCCTCCAATCATAGTGTATCTCTTCCTGTTCTTTCTCAAAAATTAAATTTATATTATTGCCGGGATTATCAAGAACGTTAATGTCTTTAAAATTCATTTTTGGAAATACTGTTATGCTACTCTCAGGACTACAATTAATCACTTCCACACCTAAAGTGTCCAAATCCTTTTTCATTTGTTGAAAACCATTCAAATGCTTTCTAAACGTACTATTTAATGTAGTTTCCTTTGTTTTTAATTGCTTTTTATATATTTTATGCCAATGTTGATTTCTACCTTCATCAAGTTTCATGTCAAATCCTAAAAGAATTATTTTTTTGACACCAAAATGAACTGCAAGATTAATAGCAGCACTTCCGCTATTGCTATTCCAACTAACCATATTCGGTTCGACTGAAATCCCCATTCTCTTTTTTCCATTTCTTTCAAGGTGTTTTAGGCGTATGTCATCTATTAATTCCTCCGCACAAGTAACCCTCAATCCCTTCCACTTTGCTAATTCCTCTTTTTCTTCATCCCATGTTGAATTATCCCCAAAAAAACAAACATCAATCCAATCCCCTATTTGATAAGCTACATTCACGGCTATCACGTGCATATTATGAATGGGGTCAAGATATGGGGAGTAAGCTGCTGGTTTTAATTCTCCTGAATACACCCCTTGTATAATTTCCACAGGTATATCAAATTGTTTAAGCATAGATGGTCCACCACCTATAATCACACAAGTGCCTCCTTCCCATATTCTTGGAACTACCCATTTCATATTTTAAGTATTAAGATTATTAGATAATTCTATTGCTGCTTCTTTACTTAGTAAAGTTTCGTTTATTGCTTTTCCAGAAGCTCCTACGACTGCCCACAATCCCTTTTTCTTTTCCACTAAAGTATACAGTCCTTCAGGAGTTGTTTTTTCTAATATTCTTTTACTCTTTATTTCTTCAAATTTAGTAGCCTCTAAACATTTCAAATAAGGTAAAAAAGTACGGGGTAATTCTGATGGATCAGCCCAAAATTCTTGGTTAGGCTTAATTATTTGATTTTTCCAACGGAGTGAACCCCCACCGATTTTTTTCCATAATAACTTTGTGGTTACTTCAACTTCTTCCTCAATTTCTTTCTTTAAAACAGGAACAAGAACATCCTCTTTTTCTTTTACAGTAATTGTAGCTTTTTTAGGTGTAGCTACTACTTGTTCATCTATTTGCTCTACTACTTTTGATTTCTTTATACGTTCCATAATAAATTAATTTAATGATTATAAATTAATGGCATGATTAGCCCTTAAAATAGATTACGGTGTACCAAGTACAATACCTGATCTCAGATTTTGATCTGAGCGAATTTGAGGAACTTGTATAGTTAACACCTTATATTTGGTAACAAATTTACCTTCGGTTTCCCATTCTACATTTTGTAAACCCATACCACGAACCAAACGAACAACGTCGGGGGTCATTTGAACTAACAAAACATGGTCAGTAGCTAAAGTATCAACTACTTTGATTCCAGTAATGCCCGCAATTTTCAAAATACGATCACGAATAGTTAAAGTATTTGTAGTTCCTGTTGAACCATAATCTTCATCCAATTTTGCATCGTAGGCAGAAGGAATGTAAAGCATCCAAGGTCCATAATGATAATCATCAACACTGGCCGTTTTCATATTCATTACATCAGCAAGAATTTCAGCAGCAGTCGTACCAGCAGCTGACCAACTATGGGTCAAAGTAACCAGATTGTTATCAGGATGATTTAGATAACTATAAATGGTATTTTTAGAACGACTATCTTTCTCCCCGAAGGAATAAGTAGTATCCGAGAATAACATTGCTTCCAGTTTCTCCAAAACCTTACGAGCAGCACGTTCCGCAGAAGTAGTATCCAAAGGATTTCCTAAACTACGAGAAGATGCTAACACCCGAGCATTGATTTCATAATCAACATGGACTATCGGGATAGGTAAGTAATTGTGTTGATAAACTGGACGATCCCCATTTCCACGGCTAACACCATCCATTGTTAAACTGGCCTCCATTGCATCAGAAACATCATGCCATTCCAGCACGGTAGTTCCCATTGCATTTCCGAGATTAAAAGTCAAACCTTTATCAATCAAATCCTGAATACCTCCAAGGCGAAAACGAGCTGGTTCCATGATCGCTGCATCCAATTGTTTCCACTCATCCCTTCTCAGGGTAGCAGTAGCATTGGTTATTAATTCGGTTTTCCAACTTGTTGCTGCCTTTGGATCACCACCCATATAGGTAGTAATATAAGGTTTACCATCAGCATCAATAAACGGACGCATTTGACCCAAGTTCAAACGACCATTGTTTGCTATTTGATTAGCCACCATTCCTTGTGACAAACCATTACTAATTAAATCTACATTTGCTTCCATCTGTATTTTTCTCCTTTCTTTAAATTATTTAATTCTTACTTTAATACGTCCAGAAGGATCAGTAGAAACGGTCATATCAACAGCTTCAAGGGCAACCCCTACAATACATTCAGGAGCTTCGACTACTCCACCAGAAGCAATAGCATCATACTTACGAAGTTTTCCTGTACCATCACTGGAAAGGAACTCACCAATTGCTACACTTTCACCATCAGCTAATTGTGCATAAACCACATCACCACGTCCGGGAATCCAGCACTGAACTCTATCAAGAGCAGCAAAAGCTGTTTCAATACTACCACCTTGTAATTCATCCTCCAAAGCAAACATAGGTAAAACGGTACCATTTGCAGTAGCGTGTACCTTTACCTTTCCAGCATCATCAACTTCAATCAAATATCCGGGATAAATGGTTGTGGTTAAAGCTGGGTACTCTTCAATTACGTCTGAGTACTTTTTAATTTTAATTGTGTTGTAAGCCATAATCTTTATTGTTTTAAATTAGTATTCTTTTTACTTTCCTTCAACCTCAACTCCAGCAGGGTATAAAGGGGTTACTTTACCAATGGCATTAGCTTGTAAACTCCTTCCGGCTGCCTGCATAGAATAATCTGGTGCTTCCTCATTTTTAGGAAGGGTTTTTACAATTCTGTCCAGCATATCTTCCGACATACTAGCAAGAACTTCAGGAGTCCAAACACCTTCTGCCGTGTTAGCGGTAATAGAAGCTATTTTAGAATCTCTTTGAGCTTTAATTTGAGTTTTTCCAAAATCTAAAGCTGCTTTATCTTCAGCGGATAGAGCTTCAATAGCTGGTGTTGGTGGAGTTATCATTCGATCCAAAACTTTTTCCGAAAGGGTTTCTAGTTCTGTTCGATCATTCTCCGTGAATATAGCATTAGTGATCAATGTATCAACCTTTGCTTTTACACATAGGGTACAATCCATACTTTCTTTTTTATTTTTATTAATTTTTACTCTTGTGAATTGATTCTGTTGAATCACTGGGGTATAGGTAACAATCTTTTCTACCTCAATAGGGTCTCCAATGAAAGTTGCTTCTCCAGTAGCATCTATTTGATAACCTTGCTTAAAACACTTGTCATCACCTCCACCAGACATCCATTGTTCATAAATCAAATAAGTATCATAGGCTTCTTCCAACGAATTATAAACTCCATTGTTACCCATTTGATCTGAAGGTTTATCCAAACTATCAACCAATTTTCGCAAATTTTCCAGTTTTTCCTTTAATCCCCCTGTGGAATTATCAGTAATACCTCGAAAGATATACTTTACTTGGTTGTAAATTCCTATTTGTTCCTGTGTGAGTATATTCATCTCATCATTCTCTCCTTTCTTTTTTAATTGCTTATTATTTACTCTGATACCACAACCATCTTTCAAAGAACAAGCACCAACTCCGCCGGGCAGAAGAGCTAAATGATCTGGTCTATGATTTCTGGCTATCGCATTATATTCTATGTCTCCATACGTGCCGGGTTCTTTTTCCTCTTCAGTAAAAACACCAACACTTACTTCAATCGCTTGTTTTAAACCTATTGCACTAAACGTATCTGGGGAAATAACAGAAAGACGTTCAGGATCAAGCCATGCTTCCGCTTTTAACTTTGACCCATCCATAAAAGCATTATACACACGCCCTACAAGTCCTGTATCAATCGTTTCTACATTATTAGCAGATATAGCTACACCATCCTTTTCAGGATGATTTATTACTATTGGTATCCCATCCCATGAAGCAGGAAATTTACCAAAATCTTCTGCAAGATGTAAAAGTGGTCCACGGCTACCCGCTAGAACTCCTTCTACTATCATGGTGACTGGGACTACCAAATGTTTCTTTTCTTGATGAGTTTTTTCCTCAACAGAATAACCACTTATTTTCAAATTGGTTAAAATCCCTAATTTTGAATCTTCCATTTTAATTCTTTTTAATTAAAGTATCAACACCTAATTCAAACGGTATGGTGGTGCACCGACATTGTGGATGAACAGGTATTAAGTTCATAGCATCATCTAATGTATATGGATTATGTAGAGTTAATTCCTCACAAATAGTACAAACCCTATCATCCCCAGCTGTTACCATTTCCGCTAATACATTTACACCCCAAACTCCCCAATTACGATATTCTTGAATTGTGGCTTGATGGTGTGCTCTAATAATTTCCGTACGAGCAAGTATTTCCGCCCTACGTGCTGCTGGAATAAATCTACCTAATTTATCGATTAGTGCTAAATCTCCCATACCTGAGCCGTTTATGGTACTAACCAGTTTCCTTGCTAAAAGCATTGGACCATCACCATCAGCTATACCTTGTGCAAGTATCCTACTGATTTGAGTATCCATAGCAGCCGTAATTCCTTTTAAGTCTGTATATGCCCTACTATACAACAAACCTAATCTATCAGCATGAACAGGGATCATCATTGACATCTGAACTCCACCAGTAGCTTCTATGCTCGGGATATTACTAAAACCCGCTTTTTGTAATTCATATCTTGCCCGAATGATGCCCCTTTTATACGAATCAACTATGTATAAATTTGTCCATGCTCGATCAATAGCTTCACCTACTTGTTCATATACTTTTATGCTTAAAATACCTTCATCTACCTGTTGCTGTAACCACTTCATAAAGGCTTGTACCTTCTCAGCAGAACGAGGAAAATTAAATTCCCCAATATTGATTTGTAATTTAATTTCATTAAGCCCAAAACAATCATCATCTACAATTTTGTTCTTAATAGCAATACACAGGCGTGCAAACCTACGAGCCATTTCCGCTGCAAATGCGTTTCGCAGAGTAGTAGTATGTGTAGGATCAAAAACAGCCTTAGCATATGTTATCGGAACGTATGTAGTATAATCTGTCATTTTTTAACTACTTTTTTTAATAGGTTGTTTTGCTTTCCGTGTAAGGACTGCTGCTGAAGGATTATTTTGTTGCTCAAATAAACTCATAGATTCTCGAATTTCGGTAGAGGCATCCATATTTTCCATCAAAGCTATTTGATCTGGATTTAAACCTAAGAAAAATTCCTTGAATGCTTCTGGTGGTATTACTGCTTCCGCCATAGGTGATGTAGTATAATTCCTAAGAGCCTCACTTCGAGCACGTCCAACATCCACTAATTCTTTTTCTGAAATAGCAAATATATCACTCCATACGACATTATATTCTTCCTCTACTTTTGGTTTAGGTAATACCCCTATTTCAATACAACGATCCACGAACGGACGGACTATATGTGTTTCAGCATGATCTTCTCTACGATTCTGTACATAGGTACGATATTCCGTAGCATCTTGTCCTGATGATAATTCCCCACGTTCTGTACCCGTGAGAATACGTTTGGGAATACCTGTAACAGCAGAAATCATTTGTATCTGAATATCAACGTGATTTGTAGGATCAGATATAGCTTGTTGTAAAGCCTCATAAGTAACCCCTTCATTAACTAACATTCTACGAAGGTTATGCTCATATTCATCTATCTGTGCCTGTAAATCAGCTTTAGCGGAAGTGGTGAGTTGAAAATCCTTATCCACCTTGCCTTGAAATCCAGGACGTGCTCCTCGCCAAAACATTTCAGCATCACCACCAACTATTTTTTCTAAATCAATTAAACGATTAAAAACAGCCTCTAACCGTGGCGTACCAACTACTTCATTTTCTAAAATATCATCTATAATATGAATAACACGAGAATAATGAACATTAACAGTTTCTGATGACATAGTAGAAGTAATACCTGTGGTAGTCCCTGATATGGGTTCTGATAATGAAACCTGATAAATCAGGGGTAACCCAAAGCGTGGATTACCTGGATTGGTTTCAAATGAGGATATTTTCGCTGAACCTTCACCAAAAGGTTTTACATATAGTAATTTCCTTGTTCCTACTGTCACAGGATTACTCCAATGTTCACGTTTCGTAACATCATCTAAACCTAAGAGTAGAACACCATAACTACCAATAGCAGAAAGACGATCTACACGACTAAACTTTGATTTCAGTTTCAGTTGTTTATTTAGCAGTTTCCATTTTGTCTCTAAAGCTGAGTCTTCTTTTACTTTTGATTCTTGTAGATTTAATTCTCCCTGCCATGTGGCTTTTGCAGGACGGTCTATAACAGCCTTAGCCATATCTTGACGTAAATAACGGGCAGCATAATCCTCATATGTGATTGTTATTGGGTATCCAAGAGCTTGGTATATATCCCGATTACCACCATAGGTTTGTTGTCCCAGTGAAGCTGCCATATTTGCACGAGAAACCAGTGCAGAAGCCAAGGTTTGTAAACTTTGCTCCTTATTAACTGTTATTTTAGGTTTTATCCGTTCCATACTATTTTACGTTATTCTCGTTACTACTTTCCGTCCAAATAATTTATTTGCACCTGCGGCTGAAGCATCCACTTGATCTTTATATTTTCCATAAGGGAAAAACCGATGTTCTTCTAAATACAAATGATTCCAATCCCCTTTTAATATTTGAAACGCTCCGTTATTTACTTGTACTGAATATGGGTCTGCTCTATATACTTTATCACCAGTAGGTCGATCTGCATAAATAGCAAAACCAGCTAAATTACGTATTGATCCTTCTGCACTTTCTTTACCCCCTGATCCCGGTTCTTGTTCAACGTAAATAACAGTATCCCGTCCATCTGCTTCTGCGGTACTACGAATAATCTGTTCACGTTGATTAGTGCTCCATTGTCCCCGCTTTACATCTAACACTATATAAATATCATTTCTTAGTCGAGCCATTTTTACTCCTACGGTATAAGCTCCCTTACCTTCACTACCAGCTTTATCCCAATAACGAACAGTTTGTATAACCATTGCAGGTGGGGGTGGATTCTGAACAGAGATAAAATTATCAACCTTAAACATTCCCCCACCTGCGGGGGTCGGGTCTTGTCCAATTTGTCCAGCATAACCATACTGTCCTAAATCTGCTTCAAGGTCTTTTAAATTCTTCCATGATAATCGAACAGGGTCTAATAAATCATCCTTATAATAGGAAGCCCATTCTGGGGGGTTTAATTTATCACGATAATTACGTATTTCACCGGGTAAGCAAATGTTCCTTACGTTTACTTTTTTCTTATTAAGGATGTGTCCGGTAGGGTCATCCTGATGGAGGCGTTGCATTACCCCTACAACGGCGCTGATTCCCTTATCGGTCTTACGAGTAGGTAAAGTCTGATCTATCCATCTGGTCGCTATGTCACGCTCTTTATCCGAAACAGACTGTGTAGGGTTAATCGGGTCGTCCCAAACTATAATATCAGCATGGAATCCCATCAAGGTTCCTCCTACTGATGTTGTGTAACGATTTCCTCCGTTTAGTATTCTTGGACACTTATTAGGTTTACCGTGCCACCAATCCTTTTTTATTATCTTAAAGTTTGTTTTGGTGTCTTTATCCTCTTTGATATCAATCTCGGGGTATATAGCCTTAAATTGGGGGCTACGTATCAGGTCACGACAATACTCTGCTGATTCCAATGAAAGTGCGCTTGAATATGAGGCCGTAATAAATCGCATCCAATACCACTTTGTCCAACACCATGCTGGGAACATAATTGAGCAAGTAATAGTCTTAGTTGTACCCGGTGGTATATTTATTATTAGGTCATGTAGTTTTTGTTCACGGTTACCTACACGAGTGGCTATTTCCTCTAGTTCCTTACAAAGCTTTTCAATATGCCAATTACCACTAAACTCTTGGTTTGAGATTACGGGCCAAAACCATTCTATAAAATGGTACAAACTACGGTTGTTAAGCTCCCGTATTATTAACAGTGGGTTTTGTAACGACTCTAGCATCCTATCCTGTTTTGGAGGTAGTGTGTTGGGTCGTACCCGTGTTAATTCCACTGTATCAGTTTCCGTGTACATCTTGTATATCTACATGTTGTGTTTGTAATCCTGCTTTTTGTTGTACCATCTTGGTACTCCTAAACTCCTCTGGTATGTTTTTAATTCCAAGTGCTTTCAGGTGCATCATTTCTTCCATACTTACATCACTGAAATTAACATTCTTTACCATTATGTTAAGGTTCTGTGTTTTCTCGGTCTTAACTATGTCCATCCACTTGTCACCGTGTCGTGTCTTTAATAGGTAAATTGCAGCGGTAACCGATGGTTGTACGTGTTTATTTATAGTTTTATGTAATATATGTATCTTACCATTACGGTCCATGTGTTCTGCTTCTTCCGTCTCTGTCACCTCATAACCCAGGGCTTGTTTATGTAAACTGTCTACAACTTTCATCGAGTCTAACATCCTACCCTGTTGCAGTGCTTCATACAATTCTGGTATTTCCTGTACGTACTTTGCGAAAGTTTGTTCTGAAATCTTAAAAAACTCTGCTATCTCTTCATTTGTACAACCAAAACGTGCTAAACGGTGTATATCCTCCACCATACTATCCTTATATTTTGTAGGGGCTCCTTGTTTCTTAACTACTACTTCTATATTGTTATAATTCCGTGTCATAAGTTACTATATACTATGTACGTTTTTCGGTTTAAAAATCGAAAAATATAAATAATTCCTGATACCTACACTATAAAATATACTTTATTTTTAAATACAAAGTACTTACAATCCTCTAAAAAGGTAAATACCAACTATTTAACTATTATATTATTTTTTAAGACTGTAGCGTAATATTTAAAAAATATAAAAATAATACCTATAATAAATATAATAAATATAATATAGTAAGGTAATAGTAATCCTTTTTTATTAATCTTATGTTATGTTAAAATATTTTCTTATATTGTCTTTATACTTATTTATGATGTATTAAAATGGTTGTTTTAAAAATCCTTGTAAAAATTTTGAAATTTTGTTATGCTCTTTTAAAAAAACGTCTAAAAAATTCTACATTTGGTAAGGGGTACTCCACGCCCCCTTCAGACATAAACCATTCGACAACCAGGCCGGTCCACAGTCTTTCTATTTAATTACTTTACTTTATACCATAACTTTATACCATAACTTTATTACTATTTGTTGTACAATGGTTAAAATGACTTATTTTAGCGGTTTGACCTGGTATCCATCGGAGCGCGCTTAAAATCGCTATTTTTACCTTTATTTTATCTATTCCTTCTATTCAATTAATTTAGTACAACTTTAGTACAACAATTTTTAATAACCTATATATTATATCAATTTATCTACTTCTTTACTTTTACGCTTTTTCATTTTTTAACAATTGTATTTTAAGGCGTTTTAAGGCTCTATCTTTTTTAGAAAAAATAATTTTACTTTTATTTATATTTTCGATTTACGAGCTTATAACAATTGTTAAATTCGATTACTTTTTATAACGATTACAATTATTAGATTTTTAGTTAAAAATAACTTCTTTTTAATTAGGAGGGTATTATTCCATTTTATATATTTCGGAATAATTAAAAAATAAGAATATGAAAAATTTAAAAGCTAATTACCTAGTATTCGATAACAATTCAAAAACCGTTTTAAAGGAAGGTACGAAAAAAGAATGTACAACGTACCTGGAAAAAGAAATAAGATTTAATAAAATTAACGGTTTTAATAATTTTAGTTTAGAACTAAGAAAAATATGAATTTTACCCTATATGGTATTAATACCGGATCGTTTCCGGCATAGGGTACAAAAAGTATTTTTTCGTTAATCAGGCGAAAGATATTTTTTAAATAAAATTTATAAAAGTTATTATCATGAAATCTGTAGAAACGTTAAAAGCAGAAGCTGAAAATCAAAATGTAGCTAAAGTAGCTAAAAAAGCTCCCGTTAAAGTTAGTGACCTTTTTATTGAAATGGTTAAAAGTAACCCGCTATTGAGCGAAGAGCAAAAAACCGCACTTTTAGGTGACTTCGCTAAAGTTACCGCTAAAGTTACAACCGCCGGCCGTATTAATCTTACTGATGATTTTGTAGCAGCGGTAAAAAACGCCGGAAAAGAAGGCATTTCCAGAAACGCTATTTATAACGTTCTGGCTGCAAAATACCCGGAAATGGTAAAAGAAGGTCCATTTGCTATCACTGATAAATTATTTCCTATCTACCAACCCAAAAACCTTGAAAAGTTAGGTTTAAGAGTTGAAGGAAATACCTGGACCTGTATCTACTTCGTAAAGTAATTGAATTATTACTTACTTTTACCCGCTATCTACCAAGATAGCGGGTTTTTGATGGTATTGAACATTATTTATTTACTTTTAAAACTTACAAAAATGAAAACTTTATTTTTTAATCCTGACATTACTCTTTTTGATAGCAACCTAACACCGCTATCTTTCGTAATTATCTTTTTAGTTTTTTTCGCTTTTTGCATATTACTTACAAACCTTACCGAAAAAAAGAAAAGATAATTTAAACCTCTTTTTAGCTTATATTTTAGGGTATCTTATTCGTTGGTAAGGTATCCTAAATTATTTTTATAACACCCTTAAAACGGTTTAAATCGGCCTGAACATCGGGTTTATACTTTACTCTCGTTTTACTTTAGTTATTTAATTATTAAATAAACCTATTTGCAGCCGTTTTAAGCTACTTTCTTACTTAAATAGTATCTAACTATAACTTTAAATAGATAGCCCTTAAAAATAGCTTGTAATTAGCGTTAATTTAGATTTTAATACTTATTTTTATACTCTGAAAATTAAACCACCATGAAAACAAATTCAGTAAATTACAATTACGTGTTCCAATGTAGTACATTTTGTCCAAAGTTTAAAACCTGCACTCGCACATGCAAAGAAGTGAAGAGTATCATAAAGAAAACCAAAGCACAAAATCCCTGAAGAGGTTTTCCGTAAGTTTTCCCTGACAGGGATTTGCCCCGTACTTGAATAAGGTACGGGGTTTTGAGGTGAAAGCAAGTTGCTTTTATTAAAACTTACAAAATGGAAACAGAAGTAACCGTTCACCCATCAAGTATTCGTTTTTACGAATTACCAAAGTTAAAAAGAGAATACAAAAAAGCAATTAAATCTAAAAAAGAATCATTTAGATTTTTTGGTGCTGAAATTGATATTAATTACGCAAAGTATTTAATTGAAGCTGTTGAAAATAGATATATTTAAAACTTACACCATGTATTACGAAATTAATGTATCAAAAGGAATTAAAGCTAATCAATTTAGCCGTGGATTAACGTACTATCATTATTTTGCTACAGCTCCCCGGAGCTTGCAAAGTGAAAAAGAAACAAAAGAAACAAAAGAAATGTTAAAGCATTTTCAAGTTATTTTCCCAAAACCTGAGTATAAAATAAGTTTGTCTATGAACCCGGAAGTAGAACAGGATTTGGATATTGAGGACTTTTTAAATGATACGCTATGAAAAATGTAGTATTATATTGCAACAATTCCGGCAGTCGCTGGGTTATTTTTGATGAGACTGGACGAAGGGAACAAAGGACTTGGAAAACCAAATCTGGCAAAGAAGTTACCAGAAGAGTTATTTTCTTTGAAAGCTTTGGTAACTTTGGTAGTGCTACTATCAGCTATAAAGGAAAAAAGATTTCAGTATTAATGGATACAATTTTGGAGGACTGAATTATGAAATTTCATATATTAAAATCGGAAAAAGTTCAATATTGGAATAATACAGAACCCATTGGTGAATTAAAAAGATATTTATCAATAGATAAAAAGATTTATATCAGTATGGAATCTGGACCTGGGCATAGATGGGATTATGCTCGAATAGCAATTGCAAATAAAGATGGAAAAGGTAATTTTATTTCTGAAGTGTATCATCAAGGAAATAGACATTCCTATCCAATTTATTCTATTAAAGAAATTTACAAGAAATTTTTAGAATTAAATCTGGAAATGCCTTATAAATTTATTATTCATGAATCAAATTTTACTAAAAAAATAGTAGAGTTATGAAAAAAACTACATTCCAAGACGTTGAGGGCTTCATGTGGACCGTCATCGTTATTTCTACTATTATTTTGATTGTTAAACATTTGATAAATCTTTAACCTATGCAAACAGATATAACTTTTAAGTGGGATGAACTTTAGAAAGTTTACTTATTATCTTGTCAAACTCAAGCTAGAAAAGATTGGTTCAGAAGTATTTTCAAAATAAATATGAAAGAAAAATGTATTCCTGGATGTTTATTTGAAGAATATTATAATTTAGCCTTAAAGCAACAATTAGTAGTAACTGTAATTGAATAAAAATGAAAAGAATTAAAACTTACAAAGTTAAAGAAACTGTCTTGTTATCGGTAGAAGATAGACCACGAAATAAAATGATATTTCGTGGTACAGCTGCAATAACGGATGCTGAATTAATTTCAATATTACTTAATTCAGGTAGTACAACAGAAGATTCTATTTCTTTAGCAACAGAAATTTTAAAATCTGTGAGTCATAATTTACATGAATTAGGTAAATTAAATGTCGATGAATTGTCTAAATTTTCTGGTATAGGAAATGCAAAGGCAAGTATTTTGGTCGCTTGTATGGAATTAGGCAGAAGAAGAAATCAGAGTGAAGCCCTTAACAATGGTATTATTAAAGGTAGTATGGACGCTGCGAATTATACACGTCCATTGATCGGTGATTTATCTCATGAAGAATTTTACATTATCTTCCTGAACAGACAGAATAAAGTCATTTGCAGTAAAAAGATAAGTCAGGGAGGTATTACCGGCACGGTAATAGATGTACGATTGGTATTGAAATTGGCGCTCGAAAAACATGCTACCTCCCTGATATTCTGCCATAATCACCCATCAGGGAACCTCGATCCAAGCGATGCAGATAAAAAGATCACCCGACAATTGAAAGAGGCGGCAGCGTTGATGGAGATTCCGGTAATTGATCATTTAATCGTGACCCAATCAGGCTATTTTAGTTTTGCAGATGAAGGAATATTATAAATAATTAAAAAATTTACAAAACCATGTTTACAAAAATTAAGACTAAAGAAGGTAAAGAATTTAGTATTGTTACTCAACAATATGTAGTGGGTACTTACGTTATTATTAATAATAACCCTGCACTACAATTTGGAGTAAAAATACCTGAAGAAAAATACCATTTAAAGATACGTACAGAAGCTCTAAAAAATGGTGATACTTTATTAGCCGGTTCAATACTTACTTACAACGGTAAATTACCAATAAACGAATTTAAACCTGAATAAAACTTACAAAATGGAAAAATCACATGTTAGTATGGAACAAAAACTTTGTCCTATTTGTGGTAAAATTGAAGATAGTGGAGTAATTCTTTTAGACCAAAGCTTAAAGGCTTCAATGGAAAGAAATACGGTAACTGGTTACAAACATTGTAAAGACTGTAAAGAGAAACTTGATAATGGTTTTTTAGCTTTTGTTGAAATTTCAAATGAACGAATATCTTCTACAATAAAAAATGAAAACGCTTTACGTACAGGAGTAATTGGTTGGATTAAGAGAAGTGTAGCAGAAAATATTTTTAATATTTCTGTACAACCCATGAATTTTATTTCTGTGGGTGTTTTACAACAATTAAAACCTAATGAATAATGAAGCAACCAATCGAATATAAACGAGCACCATGGTGTATCGATTGTTTTAAAGGTTTGCGTGAAGCAAGTGTAAAATATATTCCTTTTGAAGTCCTTCATGCTATTCCTACTCGTAAAGCATTTAGTGAGTACCATTTGCTACTTGAGTTTAAAAGCTCAAAAGAAACTGGTTATGCTATATGGAATAATGAAATTAAACGTTTCATTGTTACTCCTGAGTATACTGATTTTGTTATGACTGTAAAGGATTTTTGTGATAAGTACCAAAACATAACAAAATAATGTTAGCTAAACTATACAAACTCAAAAATAGTTTTGCTACTCATAATAATCTGCTAATTTATTTTTCAGCAGTGCAGTTATTTGAGACGCAAAAAGCCGTATATTTATATGGTCACGGCACAACAGAAACCACTAAGATGGGAGTATGTTGTGCTTGTGGACGTACTCTCACTCATCCCGTTTCAGTTGAGTTGGGTATTGGTCCTGAGTGTGGTAAACATTTCCATGATTGGGATCGTATCGGTGGTTATACCAAAGAAAACATAGAACGTTTGAAAGGGGCTATGATAAATGTTATTTTTGATCATTGGGTTCCTAAATCTATGATTGAAGAAACTTTTCCTACCAATGATATTGTAGTGGTTCCCGTAGATCATCCTATGATAAAACGTATGCAAGAAACATTACAAGTAAATGCTGAAACTAAAACAGAAAATAACATGGTAACAGGAAATTTCCGTGAAGGTAGTCCGGGAAATGATAAACCTACAAGGTATTGTGAGGTTATTGATGGAAAAAGTAATTATGCCTTACAAGTAATAAAAATCGTTTTCCCTTTCAAATATGAAGATGTTGATAGGGTAAAAACTTTAGTAGAACGAAGGTTTATCTCTGACGGAAAATATTGGGTTTGTAAATATGATTTAGATAATGCTGAAAAACTAAAGAGTTGGGGTTTCAGGTTATCAACACATTTGGAAACACAATTGAAAATAAGGGACACTATTCCGGTAAAGATTGAAGATGTACCAAAAATAGAAATTCCTGGGTTACAAGGTGAATTGTTTCCTTTTCAAAACAAAGGTGTTAGTTTTATAGAAAGTAAAGGTGGTAGAGCTTTAATAGCTGACGAAATGGGATTAGGTAAGACAGTTCAAGCTTTAGCTTACTTACAACTTCATCCTGAATTACGTCCGGCAATAATAGTTGTACCAGCATCATTAAAATTGAATTGGATGCGAGAAGCAGATAAATGGATGCAAAAACCAGAGTGTGAAATACTTTCTGGTACAACACCGTATAAAACTCATGGTAAGATTCTTATTATTAATTATGATATTCTTACCAATTGGGTACCCGTATTGAAAAGCAAAAATGCTAATGTATTAATAATGGATGAAATACATAGCATAAAAAATAGTACAGCAAAACGCACAAAAGCTGTAAAACAATTAGCGAAGGGCATTGATCATGTTTTAGGTTTGTCCGGAACCCCCATTGTTAATCGACCTATTGAAGCGTACAATGCCCTCGCTATTATTAATTCATTAGCACTTCCAAACTTTAAGCAATTTACTATGCGTTATTGTGGTGCAAAACATAACGGGTTTGGT